CTTCATAAAAAGATTTTAATATAAAGACATCTTTACAATTTATTATTTGTGATGATAAACTCTCGGTTATAAAACTCTAAAAAAATTTTTCTTTACTGCGCCTTCGGCGCCACATATAATCTAATCTTTGTTTAATATACTTTGTTTTTGTAGATCATTGATGATCTTTGTTTAATATATTTTGTTTTTATAGATCATTGATGATCTTTGTTTAATATATTTTGTTTTTATAGATCATTGATGATCTTTGTTTAATATATTTTGTTTTTATAGATCATTGATGATCTTTGTTTAATATAATTTCTTTTTATTTATTATTCATCTTATTAAACTTTTATTTATTGTATTTATTGTATTTAATATATTTCATTATGTAAAATTATTTTCTGCGTTTATATTTGAGAACACAAATCTTCAAGATCTTAGGATAATTCCGGATTCTTTATATAAAGACATCTTTACAATTTATTATTTAAGATCATAAACACTCAGTTATAAAACTCTTTAAAATTTTTTCTTTACTGCGCCTTCGGCGCCACATATAATCTAATCTTTGTTTAATATATTTTGTTTTACACCTTTGAACATTTAAAACGCCGATTTTTATATGTGTATTATATATAATGAAAAATCATAAAATATTAATCTGTTTTATATTAGGGTTATCAATTCTTATACTATTTTTTATAGCGACCGGGACAATAGAGCTCATACAGTCATTCACCAGTACACCAGTACATCCACACCGAAAAACAAAAAGTAATATATGTAGAGGTTACTTAACAGATAAAGAATATTTAGAACATATGATACCACATCATGAAGTAGCAGTAGAAATAAGTATTTTACTACAAAAAAAAACAAAAAACCCAGAAATGCAGGACATATTAAGAAAGATAATATGGGTTCAAAATTACGAAATACAATTAATGCGAGATATGGTGACAAGTTTACCAGAAAATGATATGAGTACAAGTGAAATAGATATGGTAAGAAATTATACAATAACAATAGGTGATTTAACAAAACCCAATAAGGTAGGACTTACAAAAACATATTGTGACCCACATTTTTTCGATCCAAAAAAACATATGGAACATATGAAACACATGAAGTTAGATGATAAAATGTATGTTAAACATATGATACCCCATCATCAAGTAGCAATAGATATGAGTAAAGTATTATTAAAAAATACAAAAAATGATTTTATGATATATCTAGCTGACAGAATCATAAGAAGTCAAAATGCTGAAACAATATTATTAAATGATATGTTAAGTAAAAAACGATATTCACACCAAAGTAAATTAATAATTTAACTCACAGATATATATATACGAAGATAAAAAATCGGCGTTTTAAATGTTCAAAGGTGTAAATTCTTTTTTGTATAAAAAAGAATTTCTTTTTATTTATTATTCATCTTATTTAACTTTTATTTATTGTATTTAATATATTTCATTATGTAAAATTATTTTCTGCGTTTATATTTGAGAACACAAAATATTCAAGATCTTAGGATAATTCCGGATTCTTATATAAAGTCATCTTCAAGATCTTTGGATAATTCCTGATTCTTATATAAAGTCATCTTTACTGTTTATTATTTCAGATCATAAACTCTCCGTTATTAAACTCTTTAAAAATTTTTCTTTATTGCGCTGAAGGCGCTACATATAATCTTTTCTTTGTTTAATATTCCCTGTTTTGTTGATCATTTTTCATCTTACTATTATTATATTTTACATAATTTCATAATTATGTAAAATTTTCCCTTCATTACACATCTCACCATCATCTTCCCTTTATTCCTAACATACTTACTCCTCTCCTATTTCTCGTTTCCTCGCACATTCCTTCCAGTTCGACTGTTATATCGTTTGAACCTGTGAAAACGATATATCAAGGTCGGGATCAATGCATGACTTCTTCTGTGCCATTTTTACGAGTAATCACTTATTCCTTTATTTATTTGATATAAAATTATAAAAATTATTTCTTTTTTTTTGTATAATTATATATATTATATATATTATATATAATATATATAATTTGAAGTGGAATTTACATTCTTTTTATTCCAAAATGGATTAAAAGAAAATATTAAATAATTTTTATTTATAAAATATTATTTAAATCAACAAAATAAAGTATAAAATAATATTTTATTTATTTTTAATATAATAGTTCTGAGGGGTCAGAGGGGTCAGATTCTGCCATTTTTTGAAAAAGTTTTAATATATAAAAATATAAAAATATAAATTTTTAATTCAAAAAAGTTTTTATATTTATGACAAAATCTGACCCCTCTGACCCCTAAATCTATTTATATACTATTATACTTATTTAAATTATAATAACAACAATTACCACATCTAATTTATTTTTATTATAAATTATTATCATCTATTGACTTAAAACCAATTAAAACATTTCTTATTAAACTTACTCCATATTTTTCTTGAATAATTTTTCTTTTATCTCTTGATCTAAAATACTTTTTAAAATATATATTATTTTCTATTTCATTTATAAATTTCTTTTTTGTTTTTGTTCTTCTTTCTTCTCTACTCATTGTATGACTCATTGATAACATATATTCATCATAAAGATCATTTACTTTTATTATATCTGTATCATCATCTGATTTTTCATATATATCTTTAAACCATTGTTCTAAACTATTTGAAATACTTAAATAATTTTCTGTTCTTTTCCAAATACTTTCACAAATAAAATGATCGATTTCTATTTTGTCTGAATAATTTATTAATTCTTTCCAATAATCCGTTAATATCTTAAACATTACTGATCTATTTTTCTTTAAAAATATTTCTGTTTTTAATTGTATATCTCCTTTATAATAATATTCACCATTCTCTTTATCTAAATCTGATACAAAAGTTGATCTAAAACATATATTTAATAAACGTCTTATTTCAGCATATCTTATTTTACCACTTAATAAAACTCTTTCATTACATTCTAATACATGTAAAGCTCTTAAAAATGTTTTTGTATTATTTGAAAAATTTAATCTTGCATTTACTTCTGAACCACCCGTTAATTCTTTCATTATTCCTGTATTTATTTTTTGTTTAGGATCTTCATCTGGTTCTCTATATAATACTAATCTCATCATATTCATATTCGCAATTTCAACATTACTACCTTGTTTTAACGGATTCAATAATACTGTATTTGATGCAGTATATGCATAATCACCAAGAGTTTTACAAATTAATTCACTTAAAAATGATTTACCATTGCTTCCATTTCCATCAAGCATTATAAATTTTTCTATATATCCACCATATAAAGCACATGACATAACTGTAAGATATGATCTTTTTTCTTCTTTAATTGGAAATATTTTATCTATAATATCATTTAAATACTTTAATTCTTCCTTTTTTGGTTCTACATAATCATAATTTGTACATAAATACATATAATCTTTTCTATTTGGTTCTGTAAATTTACATTTTTTTAGATCATATACTCCATTACTAAAAACAAAAATAAAAGGATTATTTTCCCATTCAATATTATCATTATAAAATTCAGATTCTAATATTGATTTAATACTTTTAATTTTTTTTGAAGATCTTATTGTTTTAAGTATTTTAAATAATTTATTTAATTTTTTTTTCAAAATTTCAATATTATCACCATTTTCATTTTTAATTTTATTTGATAAATCATCAATTTTTAATTTAAAATATTTACTTAATTTTGTATATATATCTTTTGATAGTATTATTCCTTTTTTTCCATCATCTTTCCAATATAATCCAGTCCAATAATAAAATTTATTTCCATCATATATCCAATCTTCACCACATATTTTAACAAATAATTCTGCTAGAGATACATCATCATCCCCAAATTCATTATTGTTATTATTTTTATTTTCTATATATGATCCACGTATTCTAATATATTCTTTCTCATCTGATTTTTTCGCATACATAAAATATGTCCCAATTGTTATACCTTTATTTTTATCATAATTTTCCCATAATTTGTCTGTATCTTTTTTGTTATATTTATTACTTGATTCACTTAAAGTATGTACTAATTGATATATGTATGAACTATATTTTTCACTTAATCCATAAGTAAATGATCTCAATGACCAAATAATCATTTTCCAATCATTATAATTATCTAAATATTTATCTTTTATTATACAACTCAATTCAATTAATTCTTTTATATCATCATCTGATACATCTTGATCGTAAATTGTAGATATATCTGATAATCTATATTTATTTTCAATTGTATCAATCATTTTATTTATTATCTCAATAAACCGTTCATACATTGGATTATTTGATTCACATATTAATTTAATACTATTCTCACCCAATAACTTTCTTGATCTTAATTTATGTGTTATTTTACATATAGATTTAGAAGGAGGTATTATTTGTAAAGTTTTAATTAATAATTCCACATCATCAAAAATAATTTTACTTTTATTTAAATTATTTAATTTATTAATTAAATTAATATCATTTATTTTTATAATAACACCATAATTACCTTGTGTTCCACTTGAAAATAAACCTGAATTCGTTAAAGAATATTTAAATTCAATTTGTAATTCTTCTAATAATTTCTCTAATTTTTCATTTTTATTTGTTTTAGAATTTATATCAAAATCTAATCCAACCAAAAAATCATTATTTGATTGATATCCTAGTCTAATTGCTAGTCCTATATCATCTGATATTTCAAAATTAATATTTTTATGTTCTTTTGCTAAATCAATATTATTCCAATTCTCATATGAATCTCCATTTTTATATATTGGTTGTTTTCTTTTTGATAATATATTGACGAAATGATAAATCCCTTTTAAAGATTTTATTACTTCCATTTTATTATAATTATTATTCTGTTAATTATATCTTTAAACTAACGCATTATAGTTTAAAGATATATGTATAAAATTCATTATATAAAGATTACATAATTATATATTATAATGCCTAGTAATTCTACAGAATATAATAAAAAATATTATGAAAATAATAAAGATCATATTAAACAACTAGTTAAAAAAGGTTTAGAAAAAATGAAATGTGAATTATGTAATGTTGAATTTTCTAAAAAAAATAAATCTATTCATATGAAAAGTCATAAACATATAAATAATGTTATTTATTCTAAATATAATGATCTAAATATTATTATTAAAGAACTTATTGAAAAATGCAATCCTGATAAAAAAATAATTGATCAAATTTTTCAAAAATATAATATTGATATTCCCGCTTAAAATCCAACTCTTCTTGTCTCATCTGTTACATAAATTTTAACACCACTATATTTTTTTTGAAACTCTTCTTTACCTTTACCTAAACAATGAACCATTCTATCTAACATTTGATTATTATTATTCTTAAATGGATTTCCATGTGAATGATATATATTTTTTGCATTCTTTCTTGGTTTTCCATTCAATTTATATGAATCATAACAAAATTCACATTTATAGATTACTTTATTTGGTGTAATCTCTTCTGCAATTACCTCTAAATCTGGTTTATCCATATATTAATTTTCATATAATATTATTCTTATATGAAAATTTTATTATTAAAGTCGGGATCTTCTCTACACAAATTCTGTACCTTTGTTTAAGCTTTATTTTACATATTTATTAATTCTTATTTTTATAAAAAATAAATTATTTAATGAATAATGATCCATTTTCTCTACATTTTTTTTCAATATAATCCGCTTGATCATTATAAATTTTTTTATTTACAATACTTATATTTCCATTATTTATATAATTCGCATATTTACAAAAATATATATAATCAGACATATGTTTTTTAAATTCTTTATTTTCAATATCAATATTATTTTTCTTAACTATTTTCATAAAATCTATTATTTTATCAACATAAACAACATTTTTTAATGAATATATTTCATAAGATGGTTCATATATTTCATTTGTTTTATTATTAATAATTGCTATATGATTAATAATTCTTGTTTTTAATTTATCATTTACAATACAAATAAATGCTTTTACTGATACTGATATATTTAAAAATTTTTTATTATCAACAATAAAATCATATAAGTATTTAGTATTATCTTTGCATAATTTTATAATATTATTTTTAATTTGAAATTCATGCATTAATTTCATTATATATTGAATTCTTTCATCAATCATTATTTAATATTTAATAATTTTTTAAACAATTATATTAATCATTTTTTTTATTATGTTATCATTATAATACTAATTACTAATTTTCCATTTTAAATAATAACTTTTTATATAAGAATAATCTTATATAAAAAGATCTTAACACTATTTAACAATATACTATTCATGAATAACCCTCTATTCTGTAATATTTGTAAAAAAGAATATACATCAAGCTCAACTCTCAAAAAACATATCTCTTCTAAAATGCATCTCAAAAATCTCTCAAAACAAAACCCATCACAAGAACAATTCACAAATATCGTAATGGAAGACAACGTCAAAAGATCAATTGCTAAAAATAAACTTAACTTCCTTAAAGATCCACCTAATATTGGAATCCATAAATATTCACTATCAAGCATTAATATTTAATTAATTATTTGTTATTCTTATATCCATATATAATATAATTGCAAATATAATAACATATATTATACCAATACAAAGTGTTATATTATATCTATTCCTATTCCTATTATTGATCTCTAAATTACATATCTCAAGAAATGGATCAGATATATTATATTGATCTCCTAAAAGCTTATCTTCAAGACTACTCATAAAACACCCATTAAATATTATAAATGATCATTATAATACTAATTACGAGTTTCTTTTTTATTAAAATCACTTTTTATATAAGAATATTCTTATATAAAAAGATCTTTATACTGTTTAATAACATACTATATATGAATAATCCTCTATTTTGCAATATTTGTAAAAAAGAATATACATCAAGCTCAACACTCAAAAAACATTTATCCTCAAAAATGCATCTCAAAAATACTTCTAAACAAAATCCATCACAAGAACAATTCACAAATATTGTTATGGAAAATAATGTCAAAAGATCAATTTCAAAAAATAAACTTAACTTCCTTAAAGATCCACCTGTTTATGAAATCAAAAATACAAATACTAAAATTAGATACTTGTATCATATCTCTGATATTCATATCAGACTCATTCAAAGACATGATGAATTCCGTGATATCTTTGAAAAATTATATAAAAATTTAAGATCACATAATAAAGGACTCATTGTTATTACAGGTGATATCTTTCATAGTAAAGACATCATTAGTGCTCCATCTTTTAATTTGTGTCTTGATTTTCTTTCGGAATTATCAAAAATTATGCCAACTATCATCATTAGCGGTAATCATGATATTAATCTTAAGAAATTAAATCAAATTGATCCACTTACACCCATACAAAAACTAATGAAAAATGTATATTACTTTAAATACACAGGTATATATAATTTTGAAAATATATCTTTTGTTGTACAAAGTATCTTTGATATGGACTTTATTAAAAGTAATTCTGTTAAAACCAATAAAGACTATAAAATTGCATTATACCATGGAATGGTTCAAGGTGCAAAAGTTGATAACGGATTTGAACTTGGGTTTGATCTTGAAAATAAATTATTTGATGGTTTTGATTGCACTTTATTAGGTGATGTTCATAAAAAACAATTATTAAATGGTAATATTGCATATGCTGGATCATTATTACAACAAAACTTTGGTGAAACATTAGATGATCATGGATATCTAATTTGGGATCTTGTTGAAAATAAAATTGAAAGTATTGATATAAAAAATAAAAAAGGTTTTGTTAAATTTATTGTTCAAGAAAATAAAATTATTAATCAAGTTCCATACTTACCTGAAATTGGTGAATATAAATATATATGTACTAAATCTGATTCTGAAACTGTAATGAATTTACATAAAGAATTAACTAAAGATGTTATAGTATCTACGTATAATATTCAACATATGGATTCACATAAAAATATTAAAATTGCTGGATGTATGAAAGATGAATTTAATGAAAAAATTGTTGATCTTGATTTTCAAAAAGATATTATTACTGAATATATTACAAAATATGAAAAAGATTATCCTATTGAAGACATCTTAGAAATTAATAAAACTATTAATAAACAAGTTGTTATTAAAGAATCATGTAGATTCAAAAATTGGTATATTACTAAAATTGAATTCTCTGATTGCTTCTCATATAAAGGATATAATGTTATTGATCTATCCACAATTGAACAAAATAGTATTATTGGTATTATTGGTGAAAATGGTATGGGTAAATCTGCGATTATTGATGTAATAATGTGCTGTTTATTTAAAAAAGGTGTAAGACAACAAAATAGTGTTATTAATTATAATTCTAATAAATGTTTTATTAAATTAACTTTAATTGCAGATGGAAACACATATATTATTGAGAAAACATTTGGTAAAGAAAAGAAAAAAGATAAATATAATATTACATATGGAATTAACTTCTATAAAGTATCTGATGACTCAAATAAATATATTATTAAAGGTGGAACATCTGCTCATATTACTACTCTTGAAGAATATATTGGAACATATGAACAATTTATTTTAGGTAATTGTATTATACAGAATTGTGATTACTTTATAAATAATACTGCTGAAGCACTCAAGAAAAAATTTGTTGGTCAATTAGATTTTTCTTATTTTCAACAATTATCTACTATTGCAAATGATGAAAAACTTATTTATTTTGATAAAGTTAAAGCTCACTCTAAATTATTGACTGAACTCTTTAAAAAAATAAATCCAGAATTCAAAGTTAAAGGTAAAAGCAAACTCTTTCCAATTGATGAGAAAATTAATTTTAAAAAAATTATTGACCCACTTCTTAAAAATAAACTTGAAATGATTAATACTCTTAAACAAAAAATTAATAATTGTAAAATATTAAAAGATGAATTAGTAAATAATATTAATGAAATTAAAAATAAAATTGAAGACGGTGATTTTAAATCACTTTCTGAACAATTGAAAAAACTAAAATCTGATAAAAATATTATAATTAATTCCCAAAATAAAATTAAAAGTGATATTGAATCACTCCAAAAATATATTGATAAGCACTTTGATAAACAGAATCTATATTCTGATAATATCCTTAAAAGACAAAAGAAAATTGGTAAATTACAAAAAGAATATAAAAATAATATTTCTTGGGACTCTTCTGATGGAAATGATGAATCTCTCTCATTAGAACTTGATATTATTAATGAAAAATTAAATAAATGTGGCAGTAGTGGTAATGTAGATCCAAATATTAAGAATCTTGTTAAAGTAATTAAAGACGCACCCAAGATCAATAATGATAAATATAAAATATTTATTTCTAAATTAAATGAGTGTGTTCAAAATCTTATTGGTGATAACAAATTTATATGTGAAAAACAAATATTACTTGAGAAAATTGAAACATATAATCAATATAAAAGAAATATTGAAATTGAAAAAGAAATAGAAAATCTGGAATCTTTAATTGAAGAATCCTCAATTAAAATTGATAAATTTAAATCTAATTCTGAAAAAATAAAATTATTATTTTCACAAAATGAAAATCAAACTCTCAAACTTAATGAAATTGAAAATCAAATAAATGTATTTGAAAAAAATATTGAAAACCTAAATTATAATAAACAATATTTAGAAAAAATTAAACAATTTAAAGAAAATATTGAAAATACAAATCAAAAAGAAGAAGAATATGTAAATGAACTTGAAACAATTACAACACATTATGTAAAACTTCAAGAATATAATGATGATTTTGATAAATATCATAAAGAATATTGTGAATATTCACGATTAAAAGACTTATATGGAAAATATAAAGATTTAATGTCTGAAAAAGGAATTCAACTTTATTATTTCAGAGATTTTATTCCTAAATTTGAAGACATGATTAATAAATATCTTGATCTTGTACCACAATTTGATATTAAAATTATGATTGATATTAGTTCATCTGATAAAGTTGAAATAAATATTATTAAAGAAAATGGTGATTTAATACCTGCAAATATTTTATGTGGAAGTGAAACTGCTCTTCTTGAAGTTTGTATTAAATTAGCAATTATTAATATATCACAAGTTAATACCTGTAAATTAATGATCTTTGATGAATGTTTTGCATCATTTGATTCTAACAATTTACAAAACTGTCAGGATCTTTATCAAACAGTGAAACAATGTTGCTTATATACATTTATGATTTCTCATCATCCACTTGTTAAATCTGAAATGGAATACTATGCTGAAATAAAGAAAAATACTGAATTAGGTGGGAGTATGATTAATTTTTCATAATTTATGATACATATCTTTATATGTTGTTAAAGATTGTATTATTCCGTATGTCTAATTATATTCATACTACAATCGCATCAATATCCGAAATCGTATTTTCATCAGATTTTAACTCATATCTATGAAGAGTTAATAAATTTGCTTTACACATATAATCTCCATATTTCATTCCTTTTTCATAATTGATTTTTGCATAATTTTTATTATCATAATAAAAATTACCAATTTCTCTATATTTTAATCCAATTCTATCTCTATGATCTTCAACATAGGTTTTGTTCTGCTTTGCAATATTTACAAAAGATTCAAGATTTTTAATATCCTTCGTTAAATAATATAAATCAGAATTTATTTGAATATCCAAATATGTAAGATAATTTCCTTTAATAAATCCACCTTTATAGTACTCTAAAATTTTATTAAATGATTTTTCTTTAATATCTTTATCTTTAAGAAAAAAAGAACCTACATATTGTGCAAGAATATTAAGATTTCTAATCTCCCCCGCTAACCAATCACGATCTTCTTCTGATAAATCTCTTGTCTGAATCATTAAACGTTGTGGAATAAGAATATTAATCCTTTTTCTAATACGATTATCATCACATTCACTCAATTTTACTAGTAAAGGACCAGGAATATATCCTTCACGAAGCTGGATCATAGCATGATTGTATTCTTCAAGCATTCTTTTTAATTTAATCTTGTTATCAATATTATATAAATTATCTTTCATTTTTTCACCAATCCAATAACTTTTGATCATACTCATCACTAAAACAACTTACACAAACCCCCCTCCGAAAGCAACTCATTAAATCATCTATTGACAGATAATTTATTGAATCACCACCCAATGATCTACATATCTCCTGAACACTCTTTTTATCCGCAACTAATTCCTCATATGTTGGTATATCAATCCCATAATAACAAGGACTACGAACAGGTGGTGATGTAATCCTTATATGAATTTGACGAACACCATGATCTCTTAACTGTTTAATCACAGTCCGTAAAGTATTCCCTCGCACAATACTATCATCCACCAAATATATCGTCTTCCCCTTAAGATCTTCACTGTAATTAAACTTCCTTCTACAAGCATTAATACGTTGCTCATTTGTTGATAATATAAATGTACGAGTAGATCCACGATTCTTCTGTATATATGGATAATATGGAAGGGAAAGTGTTGAAGCAAATGCTTCCGCACCAGGTATTGCTGTATTTGGCATTGCAACCACTATTGCATCTTGAATGGGATCTTCCTCTTTAGATGCAAGTTTAGATCCAAGCCTATATCTTAACTCAGATATAGTATGATCATCTATCTGTGAATTATGATGCATAAAATAAATTATCTCAAATGAACAATATATCTCCTTCGGAATATTCTCATACTTATATATGTATTCTATTGTATCTGTGATCTTCATGATTGTTCCCGGCGATTGCTCCCTAATCTGTTGTTCTTGATCAAATACTACTGTCTCAGATCCAAGGGTTATATGAGTAGATGTATTGGTATAAACAAGTGGTCTTACTCCATATCTATCTCTACATGAATAAAGTGTTGAATTATATAATACAATAAGTGAATATGTCCCAGGTATTGTTTTTAATAATGATATTAATGCTTCTTCTATTGTATTTGTTTTAAGTTGATCGTGAATTATGTCTAAAATATATTGTGAATCCGTTGAATCTGTATTCATTTTAGAATTGAAATTTGGAATATTCCCATTGTGAATAAGAAGAAGATCACCTTTCCTGAGTGGCTGTCTGCTATTATTCTCATTCGTCGTTTTCTTTGTTGTACTATATCTTACATGACCAAGTATGATCTTTGATTTTTCTTCTTTTATTATGTTTTTATCAACATTTCCATTATAATGCTTAAGTTGATCATCGAAATAAACACCAAAACTATCTGTTCCACGATGTTGAAGCTTGCTTAGCTGTTTAATAAATTTATTTAAAGAATATTCATTATTCTTTGAATAAACTGCTAATATTCCACACATAAATAATATATATGGAATACTTTTAGGCTGATGTTCTGGACTAATAAAAGTGTAAATTGATTTAACAATCTATAATACAAGATGTAAAGTTTTCTCGGATAATGTAAGTTCATCTTCTAATTGTTTTCTTGTTCCAATTTTATTTTATATCTAATTTTTAATTCACATAATATAAATATAATTTTAATATAATTAATTAAATGATCTTAAAATTATATAAATATCTTGGACTTGAAATCACATGCTTCTATATTGATATCGGAGATCATCTACTACATGACTCTGAAATGGAAATATTATCCAAAACACTCCAATCTGTTTCTAAAATACACCATAATCCCGCAGAATATGTAGAAATTGGTCCAAGATTGAATTCTGTCACCCCTTGGTGTTCCAATGCACTCCAAATATTTCATCAACTAGGATTTACATGGATACATAGAATAGAACATAGCTGTTTATATAAAAAAAGAGGATCTAAAATACCAGAAGTAGATCCACTGTTAGAAGAAAAATATGAAATTGATGGAGAACTTGATTTCAATATCAACAAAATAAAAGATAAAACTAAAATTGTATTAACACGAAATATTAAGAAATTCTCCGATAAATACGGTCTCGGATTTGATGATCAAGATATTAAATATTATCAAGAATTATTTAACGAACTTGGTAGAAATCCCACTGATGTTGAACTATTTGATCTTGCACAAAGTAACTCTGAACACAGTCGTCATTGGTTCTTTTGTGGAAAATTATATGATCAAACAGGTAATATGTATAATCATACACTATTTGATCTCATTAAAGAACCCTTCGTTAAAAACCCTGGGAATAGTATTGTTGCATTTAAAGATAACTCAAGTGCAATCCAAGGGGTCCCATGTAAATACTTAATGCCTATTAATCCAACCGAATCATCACCCTATTATCTCAAAAAAAATATTATACTTCATCCCACATTAACCGCGGAAACACATAATTTCCCAACTGGTGTATCACCATTTCCTGGTGCTGCAACTGGAACAGGCGGAAGAATCCGTGATATGCATTCAATCGGTAAAGGTGGATTCTGTATTGCAGGATTAGCAGGTTATTGTGTAGGAAATCTACATATCCCTGAATTCCCACTTGAATGGGAAACTAAAAGTGATAATGGATCACTTGAAAAAGCACTTAAAATATTAATTGAAGCAAGTAATGGAGCATCAGATTACGGAAATAAATTTGGAGAACCAGTAATTGGGGGATTTTGTAGATCATTTGGTCAATGGATGACTAAATATACAGAAATAGGTGAAGAAGATGAACGAATTGAATGGATCAAACCAATTATGTTTAGTGCTGGTATTGGACAAACAATTAATGACAGTCTTTTTAAAGAAGATCCTGAAGAAGAAGATCTTATTGTGAGAATTGGAGGACCTGCTTACAAGATTGGTATTGGTGGTGGTGCTGCATCAAGTAGAGTTGATGGTGGTGGGAAAGATATAAGTGCTGTTCAAAGAGGTGATGCTGAAATGGAGAATAAATTAAACAGAGTTGTTCGCAGTTGTGTTGAAAGAATGGATGTTAATCCAATAAGAAGTATTCATGATCAAGGCGCGGGTGGTATGGGAAATGTAACGAAGGAGATTGTTTCACCACTTGGAGGATTAGTTTATTTAGACAAAGTTGTTCTTGGTGATCAAACAATGAGTTCTAAAGAGATTTGGATTAGTGAGCATCAAGAACAGGATACATTGATATGCAGAGGTGAATCTGATTTTAAATATATTTCTGAACTATGTTCTCGTGAAAGATTATCCGTTTCATGTATTGGTAAAGTAAATAATAGTGGTCGCATTGTTGCAATTGATGGAGGGAAAAAAATCGTTGATCTTCCACTTGATACTGTACTTACTGGATTACCACAAAAAAAATATGTATTGAAACGTGGTTGGTATAAACTTCATAATATTGTTCGTGGATTAAAAGATGAATCTCTTGAAGAAGCTTTACAAAGAGTATTCAAAAATGTGGCTGTTGGATCAAAAAGATTCCTTGTTAATAAAGTAGATCGCAGTGTTACTGGATTAATTGCACAGCAACAATGTGTTGGTATGATACAAGTTCCCATTAGTAATTACTCATTAGTCGCACAATCACATTTCGGATTTAGTGGAATCGCGAGTTCTGTTGGGGAACAACCAATTAAAGGACTTATATGTCCTGATGCTAGTGCGAGATTATCTGTTGGTGAAATGCTTACTAATCTGATGGGGTGTGTTATTAGTGATTTTGATGATATTAAATGTAGTGTTAATTGGATGTGGGCCTGTAATAGTGAATTTGAAAGAGAACGTATGTATCAAGCCGTTAAAGCAATTAATGAAGTATTTGTTGAATTGGGAATCGCGATTGATGGTGGAAAAGATAGTCTTTCAATGATTCATGGAAGATCAAAAAGTCCGGGAACTGTTGTTGTATCTTCATATGTTAGATGTCCTGATATTCGGAATAAGGTTGATCCTGGATTAATGGGATCTGGAACTATTTATTTGGTTGATCTCAGTGGTGGTAAATATAGAATGGGAGGTAGTGCTTATGCACAAACATTGGGTCAATTAGGTAAAGTATCACCTGATATGGAAGATCCACTACTTGTTAAGAAAGTTTTTATTCTTGTACAAAATTTAATAAAAAAGGATATTATTCGTTCTTTACATGATAGAAGTGATGGAGGGTTAATTGGTGCTTTATGTGAGATGACATTTGCGAATCAAGTTGGTATTAAAATTGATCTTGAACAATATTCTAAATACTGTGGATGTGAATCTTGGGAAAGACTCCTTTTTAATGAAGAGTTAGGTGTTATAATTGAAGTATGTGGAGGAAAAGAGAAACTTATTGAGAAGATATTTAAAGATGCGGGATTAGGAAGTGTGTTGATTAAAATTGGAAATAGTGGAGGATCTAAAATTAAAGTAATTCATAAAAATACTTTATTAATTAATGAAATGGTTAGTGGATTACAACTTTATTGGGAATTATGTAGTATGAATTTGGAAAGATATCAGACTAAATTGGAATGTGTTAGCGATGAATATAGATCATTACATCGTCGTAAAATAATTGATAACATGAATTGTACATTCCCTATTCCAAGTAGAGTAGGATGCAAAAGAATACCTGTTTGTATTTTGAGAGAAGAGGGATGTAATGGTGATCGTGAAATGTCTGCAGCATTTTATCATGCTGGTTTTCGTCCATGGGATGTATCAATGTCTGATCTTATGAAAGGTGATTGTGGAATTAATGTTCTTGATCAATTTCGTGGAATTGCATTTGTTGGTGGGTTTAGTTACAGTGATGTATTTGGTGCGGGTCGTGGTTGGGCTGCATCTATCTTATATAATGAGAAATGTAGGGGTATGTTTAAAAGATTTAGGGAAAGAGATGATTCATTCAGTTTAGGTGTATGTAATGGATGTCAAACAATGAGCTACTTAAACTTCTTTGATGAAAAAATACGATTTGTTGAAAATCAAAGTGGGAGATTTGAAAGCAGAGTTGTTATGGTTAAAATCCCTGATAAATGTGGATCTATTATGCTTCGTGGATTAGAAGGAATGGTAATGAATGTATGGACATCACACCATGAAGGTAGAGTTGCTGTTCCTGTATCTAATAAAGATGTTATTGCATTGCAATATGTGGATGATGTTGGTAAAATAACTGAGGAATATCCATTTAATCCTAATGGATCATGTGATGGTGTAGCAGGTATTTCTTCAAGAGATGGACGACATTTTGCATTAATGCCTCATTTAGAGAGGAGTTTCTTAAACTGGCAATTACCTGGAATGAGTGGTGGATCTCGTGATCTATATTCTTTATGGTTTAAATGTTTTATAAATGCATATGAATGGTGCGCTGTTTAATAAATTATATTCAATAAATATATACAAATGAAATTATCTACAACCGAAAATATTGATGAATCCAAATATGAAGTCCTCGGACTCGTTGATGGAATACATATTATTACTTTAAGTGGTTTGCGTAAAATTATATCTGGCTTATCTGGTATATTCGGATCTAACCGAAATTACTCTGGTATTGAAGACAAGTTCTTAGAAACACGTGCCCAAGCAATAAATAAAATGCAAGATAATGCAAAAAGATTAGGTGCTGATGAAGTAATCGGTATCCGTGTTGATATCTCTGAAGTTGGTCCTAGTGAAACTGTTTTAGTAGCACTTGCTTACGGAACTGCTGTTAGGATCAAACAAAAAGGTGGTAAAAAGGTGGTAAAGAAGAGTGTTGCTAAAAAGGTGGTTAAAAAAGTTGGTAAGAAGGTTGTTAAGAAAAGTGTAAAAAAATAGATCCGTTTATTTATTTAAAAAATAATAACTACCTTATTTAATCATGAATAAAGTAGTTGAATTCCAAAAGACATTATTTGATGATCTTAATGATCACTATGCTAATTTACTTGATAATTTAATGACTACTACATGTCCTGTTGAAGATATTGATCAAACTGGTACAATTATTGGTGAAAGATTATTTTACATCAATTATAAGATGAATAAATTTATTAATGAAGTTGAAAAACTAAATGAAGAATTAGTTAATAATAATGTTACCCGAGATCAAAAAGCTTTACAAAAACTTAAAGAAGCCGATATAAAAAAAAAGGAATTTATAAATTCAATATAAAAATTCGGTATAAAGATATCATAATATTATTTATATAGTATTATGTATTGTAAATATTGTAAGCTACATAATCATTATATTGACGATTGTCCTGAAATACTTTGTAAAAAATGTAAAGCACATGGACATCCTCACTGGAAATGTGGAAACACATCTTTGAATAGAATATCTTCAACTGAAAATATTAAAGATAAACCAAAAAATACAGTAGCTTACAATAATCCATTCTCCGCATTTGATTCTGAAGAAGAAATTGAAGAATCTGAAAGTGAAGTAGAAAGTGTTTCTGAAGAAGAGTCTTCCGAGGAAGAAATCATTGTTAAAAAAGATCTTTCTAAGGAGGAATCCTCAATTTTCTATTTTCTACGATACAAAGATTATTCATGGGATTATTTGTAAGCGATCCGTCGTTAATATTATAATAATTATAAATAATTATAATATATATGGATCTAAATGAAGTTTGTTTTGTTAGTCAAGATTCCGATATAGGATGTCTTAATATAAAAATTAGTAATTTAACATGGAATAAACATTCAGATAAAGAGATGATCCGAGAAGAACTTCTTATTACAATAATAAGAAGTTGTACATCAGCATTATTACATTCCCAAGAAAATAATAACGATTTTTTTAATGTAAGAGTTGATGCATCTAATCTTAAATTTAAACATCTTGACCGCAAATTAATTAAATTAGTTTCTGAATCACTCCAAACATTATTCCCAGATAAATTAAATGAATGCCATATTTATAATACATCCAAATTATTTAACCAATTCTATGATATCATTAAATTGTTTATTGATAAAAAAACACGAAGCAAAATTACTATTGTCTAAAAGTCCATATCTGATTCCCAGGAAATGATGAATCACAATTTTCTACCTTTAATTGTGGAAACTTATTCTTTAACATCTGCCCCTTTCCCTTTACAATCTCCATAGCACCCGTACTTCCAACAGATCCCACTGATAGACACTTGTGTTTTCCACCATTCCATACAAGTCTCCCATTATTATCCCAGTGCCATTTTCCACTACTATCTGTACATTGATGATTTATCTGCACATTTTTACCATCTGGACTAAATAAACACCCACCATACTTATTGTTTAATGTATTATCATCGTTTAATGTCCATCTCTGATTAGGCTTGAATATTGATTTATCCTTATTCAAAAATGCTGCATTTGCGCTGCTATTCTCACCATAATACCTATCCACAACATAATCCGGATTTCCCTCATTCACTAAATTCCCAGTCGCAATATATGTTCCCCCAGGTGGTCCAGGTGGCCCAGGCTGTCCTTGCGGTCCTGTTTGAGCAACTGTATTATTAATAAGATCATTCACCTTTGGAACAACATCACTCAACAAATTCCGGATCTGTGTATTCTGTTCCTTTAAATTATTAACAATCAATTCCTCTTTACTTGTGAAATTCTCTAATCTATTATTAACAATATATCTTCTTGTTAATAATAAAATTACTAATATAATAAGTATATAATACCACATATGTATAACTTTATATTAGATTTTTTACAAAGATAAGTTATTCAAATAATTCTCATCCACATCAATTATAGGATTTGATAAAAAATATTCATCCTCACTCATCCTATGAACCCACATACTCATCTTCATATTTTCTTCGGAATATATAATCTGTCTCCCATCCTCTATATTAGATATCTCTAACTCCATTTTACATATCTCTCTTATATTATTCTGTATATTATGATTCACCACATTATTATTCTCATTCAAATGATCAACAATTCTTATTAATCTTGAATTCATACTTTCCTGATCACTCTTAAATATCCCCAAAATTTTTAAATAAAACTTAGTATTCTTCCTCACCTTTAACATAAATTCAATATCCCTCATCATCGTTAATTGAACCATGTTCTTACTCTTTGTACTGTAAAAAGGCTTAGACGAAACTTTAGTTACTTGATCATCACATCTCTTTAAATATTGGATGAAATATTCCATTAATTATTTTATATTATCATTTCCTTTTTAAGCACCCATGATCTATCCTGTAATCTCTTACGATACTCATCATATACAGAATCATCCTGTGTCCTAAAATGATCATACTTCTGTCCCTTTTCACGTCTAATAATAGCACCACTTAAATATACAGTCGCATCCAATAACTCCTCTAAACACATCTCCTCCCAACTATCATCCCTCGTTCCATACTTCCGCGTATTATCATGAACACGCAACCCATGCCCATATCGTTGAGCACCTAACTTCATTCTTGATCTAAGTAATTCCAAAATGTCCCAATTCTCATCTAACTTTAAATAATGATCATCTGATCTTTGTGGTGTAGGTGGAAATTCGGGTTCAGATCTTCTGAGCTTCATGATCTTCTTTTTACCTCTTTTCGCTAACATTGCAATCTCAGGAACAACTGTTTTATCCGCATATTTTGACTTTGACTTATCAACTGGTTGATCATCAACTTCTGCTTCCTCCTCTTCTTTTTTCTTCTGTTGTCTAATATATTTAGCATTAATTAAATAGTTTATTAAATCTTCATTTTCATCCATTATAAAATTTTATACAAAATTATTCTTATATAAGAATTACATTAACTAATATAATTAAACAACATGTCTTACATCATTAAAGAAATCTGTGGTATTATGTTGATCTTTTTCATGATTGACTACTCTGTAATACCCAATAAAGCAAGGTGGTTTATTTTACATACTATATCAAACACATTCACAACATATTATACATTAGGATCTGTTATCAATGTACTCAGTGATCCAATTAAGATGTTATCTGTCCAACCATCATATACACCACTCAATATTACAATTGCTCTTCATCTTTATCATATCGTGTTTTTCAATAATTTAGTAGCAATTGATTGGATACATCATATTCTTATGTGTGGTATTGCTGCTGGATCATACTTCTATAATATTGGAGAATGCACTAATTTCATTATATTTTTCATCAATGGATTACCAGGAGGACTTGATTATCTCATGCTTTCTCTTGTTAAACATGGAAAAATACATTATATGATCGAAAAAAGACTTAATGCATATATCAATCTTTGGATTAGATCTCCTGGTATTATATGTGGAATATTTAACCTTTATCTTGCAATGTTATATTCGGATGAATTTTCTTGGATTAGTGGAAGAATATTGATCTTGGTTGCGTTTTTATGGAATGCACAATACTTTTTATACAGAGTTATCAGGAGTTATGTTATCAGATCACAAGAAAAATCTACGCTCTCTCTTTAATTCATCAACTGCTAATTGATAACGAGGGAATGTTCTAAATGAAAGACCATCCGCACCTGTAAAAAGAGCATTATAATGAGCTGTGCTTCTAACGTGTAGTTGGTGTTTTTTTAATTTAATAATTGGGATATTGTGTTTTGCAAGATAGTTGGAGATCATAAGATCATCGGAAAGAAAACAGTGTTTAGATGTTGGTATAAGAAACTTGATATCTTCGTTTTTGAAGAATGAACGACGATATATTACACCACCCCATCCTTCAAGTATTTTGGTTGGTCCTGTTTCCTCTTGTTCATTAAATATGATCTGGTTTGTTGATATATTTCCACGTTCATCTTTTAAATAGTGGAAATTAACACCACTTGCACAATATACTGCGTTTTCATTTACAAAATATCCTGTGAGGAGATTTTGTACAGCATTAGGTGGATATTTAATATCATCATCAAATGTGATAAATACGGTGTTTGGATCGGAGATGCATTCAAGAGCACCGATTAATTTGGTGATTGGTCCGGAATCATTACAACGATGTATATGAATGAATGGATCTTCAAGGAGTTCAGGGGGAATTACATATTCTTCACCAGTTCTTTGGAATTTATGGGGTATTGCAAGAATTAGTTTGGTGAGTTTTATTGTTTGATTCTTAATTGAATCAATTGTTTCTTTGATTTCTAGTAATCTTTTTGGGATTGTTGTCATAGATCCGATGATTGGGAGTGAAAGAATTGCTTCTTTTCTTTGTTGAACCTTTTGATGGAGTGCAAGATTTTTCTTTTCATTGCTTTTGTTGAGTTGTGATCTGAGTTGATCTTGTGTTAATCTTCTATTGATTATTTTGAAATACGTATTTCTGTATTCTTGTTGGGTTGGATCTCTATTTAAGATCTCATTGTATATATTTTTTATATTAGAAATTATAGTATTTGGATCCATATAATTATATTTATTATATAATTATATTGTTTATTACGAAAAAAGTGATAGCCCTAAATTCTGAAAATCGTTTAGATAAATTAATAGGATAACCAGCTTTCTTTTTCTTTTTGCGACTTTCAAGCCTACGAAGAAAACGATGAGCACCGCCGCCAAGAAGACCCGTATGCCAGCTACCAAGCTGACTAATGTCCCCGCAAAGGTGGCGAAAGCCTCCCACAAGATTGTGGAAGGTGAAACTTACCGTGTGAATTACCAGGTGCTTTCGAAGTACCTTGTGGATCACTGCCCTCAAAGCAGTGCTGACAACTTGTTTCTTCAAGTTAAGAGGCACTACAACCTGACATTCCTCAACACTTCTTGGAATGTCAAGAACTGCGACTGCGAAGACGAAGACTGCGGACACATTGAAAAGAAGTATGCGTCCTTTTGCTTTTCAGCAGAAGATGTTGCTTTGCCAACACCCCCGCCGTTGCCCAAGTCCATGCAACAGCCTGGTTCTCTGGAATACGCCCAAGCTGTTGCAACAGTGTACGCAGCCCCGCCTTTGCCCAAGACCGCAGCACCGCTGAATTTGGATGACATTACAAAGTTGTCCATACCAGAGCTTCTCAAGCTTCGTGCTGCCGTCAATGCTGCAATTTCCACCAAGAAGGAGGAGATGCTTGCTCAAGTTGCTCTTTTGGATGGTGTTTCTGCGGGTGCTGGTGCTGAAAAGCCCACCACGCTTACAGCCCCCAAGCAGCTCCCCTCTTGGGGCGACGAGGCTACCAAGCCCAAGCCCACCACCCCCATGTGAGTGCTCCCCGCACCACGCCCCTGTATTTCCCTCGGAGTTTTTCGATCCCGAGGAGACCTGCATGTTTTTTCCGCGTGTATATATTTAAACAACAAATACGAAGAAAAAAAATATAAAATAAAAAATTATTATATAATTCTTGATCTACATCTCATCAATTTATTTTAATAAAAAATATCTATCTTTAATTCTTATTACTATATCAAACTAATTCACCTTAATATCATTAAGCTGAACAGCTTTCACATGCAGCCTCATCTGGAACCGCAATCTTCTTATTTGATACTGCTTCAATCGTGAATTTCTGTGCAGCTGCACGTGGTTGTCCTCTAATATAATATGATCCCGTCTTCAATCCCTTCTTCCATCCTGCAAACAAAGCACTTGAAATTAATTTCATTGTTGGTTCCTCAAAATGCAAATTCATTGACTGTGTTTGACAGATGAATGGACCACGATCAGCCGCCTGTTGAATAACCTCCGATTGCTTAATCTCCCACACCGTCTTATACAATCTCTTAATATCATCATCAATATCCAAATGTTGCACCGAACCCTCATGCTCAATAATTGATTCCTTAATCTTCTTATTCCATTTACCTAATTCCATCAAATCCTTAATTAAATGCTTATTAAGAACCTTAAATGCACCCGCATTCGTACTACGAACATATGCATTACTTGTGTAAGGCTCAAAAGCCTCATTATTACCCATAATCTGTGATGTTGATGCTGTAGGCATAAGTGCAACAAGTAAAGAATTACGCACACCATACTTCTGAATCTCCTCCATTAATCCGGTCCAATTATAACTATCACTTGGTTCAACTCCCCAAAGATCAAACTGGAATTTACCTTCAAATAAAGGACTACCAACAAATGTACTATAAGCACCAAAATGACTATTCATCTCTAACTCCCACTTATTAGGTCGTAATTCTGCAATTAATGCGAGAACCTCTTCATCACCGTCATATTCAACTGTATATTCATCCCCAACAAATCTTAGCGTTTTTTCTTTATATAATTCATTTAATCTCTTCATTCCCACATATCTTTCTTTCGCAATTAACATTGATGCCCGCATTGTTCCATAATAAATTGTCTCAAATACCTTCTTGTTAAGAATACGCGCTTCCTCACTATCATACGCAACTCTCATTAAAATATATAAATCCGCAAGACCCTGAACACCGTGTCCAAGAGGACGATGTCTCATATTTGAACGCTTTGTTTCAGGTACTGGATAATAGTTAAGATCAACTACTTGATTCAAATTACGGGTTGTTTGCTCACACACCTCAATAATCTTATCATATTTAATTGTTCTCGTTTCTTGATCAACATATGATGGAAGACAGAGTGAAATAAGACAGCAACACGCATACTCTTTATCATCAGAATATTCCACGATTTCAGAACAGTTTCCTGCTGGAATTCCATTAAAGATTCCTAAATGACGTTCAGGTTCATTAAAACAATAAGTATCTGAGATACGACCTTCATCAATAATTTCTGATACTGTAATATTAGATGTTTTCTTTTCAAAAGATGGTAAATCAATATGACATAATTCATCGTCAATCTTTAAATCTTTTGCTTCAACTGTTTTCCAATCACTCAAATAAAATTTATGATATTCTGTGCATTCAAGTGTTGAACCATTACTAAAGTTAATCTTAATTAATTTCTGATCAGTTCCTGTTTTTTGCACAAGAGATTTACTAAACTTTTTTCCATTCCATACATTAACGTGTTTATCCGCAACAGAATCAATTCTAATATATCCTTCATCTGTTAAAATCTCTGTTTCAGGTGCAACACAAAGGTTACTTGACTTAATCGTTCCAATATTCTTCTGATTACTTTTTCGGTTAATATTGCACTTAAATAATACATATGGTGTCCCAGTCTCAACCTGCGATTTAATCATTGCTTTCCAAATCTGTTGTGCTTTTACTTTACGAACATACATACCCTTCTCAACATATTCCTGATAACGATGAGTATAATCTTCGCCATATAATTCAATTAAATCTGGACAGGTATCCGGATCCATTAAATACCAATCTAAACTATGTTGCACACAATACATAAAATAATCAGAAATCCACATTGCTGGGAAAAGATCACGTGCTCTCTGTGATTCATCTCCCTGATTCAATTTAATCTCCAAAAATTCTAAAATATCGGGGTGATGTGGTTCAAGATAAATTGAGAATGAACCCTTACGACGACCTCCACCATTATGAATAATTCCATTATCAAGCATATAATTATGCACCTTACTCATTTGAAGATCATAAAGTGTTCCATTATAAGAGATTGAATTAATATTTGTTACAGGTGTAAATAAGAAATTATCTCGTTTTACATATTCAGATTCATCCGAAATTGTTAAAGAATATTCATTACGATTTTTTTCACAAGATGATAATAACCCCATCTTTAATAACAAATATCTAATACTTGTAACTAAAAATGAATCCTGTGTTGTAAATACGGAATTATTAAACAAACCGTAGATAATTTTACTACATTTTTCAATAGATAAATTCAACCATCGGAACTGAATATGCTTATGAGAATGTGGTGTATATAAATCCGAATATTTAACTGGTAAATTCACCGATTTACCCCAAATAATTTCAGTTCCATTATCTTTATACTCAACATACTTATTCTCCAAATATCTCTTAATAAACTCTTTCTCTTCAACTGCCTCATATACACAATAGTTCTTTGTATCCTTCATATATCCAGACTTAATCATTAATCCATAGAAATAACAATCATCTTCGGAAATCTCTTCCACATCCTTCACATACTCGGGAATTCTATACCCAATCATTGTATCCATATTAATATCCTTTACATTAATCCAATCTGGTTTTCCACCATTCTGAATACCAAATACAGGATGCTCACCTGTAATCTTTAAATCCGAAAGAGAATGCATTGTCTTGATTGAATAAATATTCCCTTCATAAGAATGTTCCAAAACATTCTTTACAACCTCACAATCACCCTCCGTATTAAAAATCTCGGTTTCTCCAACAACCACATCCCGCATCTTTTTAACACCATGTGTCGTATAAATAAGTGTATCTGGTGTTACACACTGATCAACATACTCCGCTGTATCATTATAAACCTTTAACATCGGAATAATCCCATTTGAACTTCCATTTGTTCCCCGAATATACGCGCCTTTTCCACGAATATTGTGAATATGAACACCAATTCCACCAGCCCACTTGCTAATCATTGCACAATCACTAATTGTTTTGTAGATTCCACTAATTGAATCATTTGTTCCAATGAGAAAACAACTGATCATCTGTTGTCGTGGTGTTCCTGAATGATAAAGTGTTGGTGTTGCATGTGTAAAATATTTACCGGATAATAACTCATAACTACGAATTACCATCTTTAAATTCTCACCCCAGATTCCGAGTGATACACGCAAAAACATATGTTGGATACGTTCAACGGTTTTACCATTAATTTTAATTAAATAAGCACGTTCAAGAGTCTTATATCCAAAATAGTCGAAATTATAATCTTTGCTATAATCCAAAATCTCGTTGAACTTATCCTCATATTTAATTGCCATATTATATACAGATTCACTAATAAGCGGAACATGGTTACCTAAATTATCCACGTTATTATATAATTTGATCATTGACTGTGTAAAAGATTCAAGAGTATTCTTATGATTATTGGAAATAATAATACGTGCAGCGAGTGTTCCATAATCAAGTTTATCTGAGGACATTGATGCACATAATTTCGCTGATAATTCATCTAATTCAGTTGTTGAAACATCTGGATAAATGCGATTACATACTTTCTGTGCAATCATAAAACAACTCACATTAAGACCGTGACTAATGTTTTTAATACGCTTACTTACCTTATCAAATGATACTTCTTCACGACGTCCATCGCGCTTCACTACATAAACTACTTCTTCTTCTTCAATTGTTGTATTTTGCTTGTTATTATAATCTGGTGTTGTCATTTTGTATTATACTTAAATGATTATAATCCTTATATTCCAAAAAATTAATTTTCATTTTATTTTTTTCATTATCATCTTAATATCATTGTTATTATTTTTTTGTTGTTGAAAAAATAACTCTTTAATTTTATCGGAATTATTATCTATTCTAAAAATTAGTTTGCAATGAATCCTAATATACAATTATCTATAAATACACATGATTATGATGGACATCTCAAAGATTACTATAAAACATTGGTTTCAAATGATAACAATGAATATGAATCATTTGAAAAAGTTCTGGATCTTATTTTTTCGGATCTAAAAAATCTTAGATCAAAATATCCATTATTTAAAAATGCTTCAAACAGAATTCTCTCTTCATTGAAATTATTGGATTCTGATAGAAAAAATAATTATGATCCAATAAATGATATCAGAGTTGAAGATCTTCTACCACGTGTCTGGAACAAAGTAAGCAATGATGAAAGTATCCGATTTGTATTCTATGAACAGGTTATTGATATATTGGAAAAAGGTAGTTGTTCTCAAGGAAGAGTGACCAGATTGATCCAATTCTTATAAAAAATGATAGTTTAAAAATTCTGAATAACTAAATAACTAAATAACATAATTATTCATTGAAAATGTCAGATGCACCAGAACCAATGAAGACATGTACTTGTAGTCAATGTGGGATAGACTTTAAATCGCCTTCCTACATTTACCCCAGACCGTCGAGGTGCAACGTCTGTATTTCACTTCTCTTTGAGGAGAGAAGTGAAAAGAGGGGTGTCAAGATTAACCCTAACCCTTATTACAACTCCAGTGACGAAGAATACAGCGAAGACGATGAAGAAGAAAAGGAAGACGACGACAGCGACGACGAGAACTATCGTCGTTACGGATGGCGTTCAGTACCACCTGCTGTTCTTGAACCACCTGCTGTACAGGAACCAATGTTTTGTGTGATTTGTGATGATCCCTTAGAGATATCTGGGAGCGACTGCTGTGATGATTGCATTCGTCATTATCACCTTTATAAAAAATGAATTTAAATATATCATTTATATAATTAAATATAATCAATCTAAAAATGCTTGCACAAAATATTACTGTTCTCCGTGAAGAAGAAGATTGGTATGCATCTGATCCAGAACATTTTACAAAAATGACGTGGTATGTTGATAATGATACTGATATTAAATATATTCGTAAAGAAAGATTAACAGTATCTAGACCAAAGATCAAACCTTTTGGTAATGTCGCTAAATGCACCCCTGAACAAAATAAAGCATGTACCTTTATTGGTGATGACGTATTTATTCAGAGACCTGATAAAGAAGGTAGATTCACTTCTGAAGAAGAGGATAATATTCTTAAGAAGAAGTTAGAAGAAACAACACAGAAATGCAGATATTGTGGTAGAGGTCATTTATCTTATACTTGTAAAGAAAAACATCTTCATCGTAAAGATGAAAGTATGGATTCTGGTAGAGGCGGTAAATATGTTCCACCTTCACGCAGAGAAGGCTTTGTTGATACTAAGGTGACTGTTAAAGTCTCTAATTTACCTGAAGATATTGATCGAGATGCTCTTAAAGAATTATTTGCTGGATGTGGTCGTATTATTCGCTGTAATGTTCCACGTGATCGTAGAACTGGAGCAGGAAGAGGCTTCGGATTTGTTGATTTTGCGGAGAAAAGATCTGCAGAAAAGGCTGTTGTTACTATGAATAATTACAGATTGAATTATTGTGTGCTTTCTGTTGAAATGGCGGAAAATCGGGATGATAAAAAGAGTAAAAAACTTGTGATTAGCGCGGAACGTATTAAGGAGATCCGTGATGAAGGTGATAAAAAGAAGATTGAATCAATCTTTCGAGAACCAGAAAGGAAATATTATCAACCCGGTATGAGGAAATAATAATATAATATAATATGCTTAATGAACAAGAGATTAGTGATCCACCATTTGATGATTTCCTTGTTCCAAGAAAACCCCATATTTATTTTAAAGAATACTTTACAGAAGAACCTTTTTATATGTTTAATAAGGGATCAGCAACATTAGTTGGTAGTTCAGGAAGACTTCTTTATAATACAATACCTGTTAATGACTATGATTATATTGTAAGAATGAATACGGCACCACATAATGGTTTTACGGAGAGAGTTGGATCAAAAACAGATATTAGGATTGTAGCATTTAATTCTTTACACAAAGTTATAGTGAAACATGGATTAATGAATGATCTTAAATATATCTTTGTATGGAGTGGAGTTGATGATTTTGAAGGAACTATTAAATTAATAAAAAACGCGAAAAGAAAATATCCCGATATTAAATATTATTATTTTACTGAATTCGGTTATTCATCTGTAATGAAGGAGTTTGAAGCAAAATATAGATCAAAGAACTGGCTCTCTACAGGGATTATTTCTGTATTTATAATGAATATATTATTTTCTGAATTTGATATTATTGGTTTTGGGGATTTTAATGGAGAATTTGTTAAAGTACCATATCATTATTGGAAAGATCAGTTGGCTGATCAAACTGAATTGGGTCATTATATGAGCAATCAGAATGCACGGTTTGGACATAGGTTTTTGACAGAAAAACAAATTATATTAGAATGGAGGAAGAGATGGGGTAATTTCAGAATATTGTGAAAAAAATGATTTAATTTAATTTAATTTATTGGAAAATTAATAAAAGAAAACTTAATAAATTATGAATCCTTTATATGATCAATACATCTCTGGTGAATTAAATTGTGATATTACAACAATGGATCAGCTTTCTAAAGATGATATTTTAACATATCCTTACAAATACAAAACATTGTTGTTAGTGTATTATGGATATATCGTTGAAGATTTTGATTATGATATTGAAGAAATTGACAATTTTGGGCGTTCTGGTTATTTAATTGCAACAATTAAAGGAAATTTACCGATGATGAAATTTCTTGAGGAAAGAGGGTTTGATATTAATAAAGTATTAAATAATGGTGGAAATGCATTACATTTAGCATCATTTTATTCACATTTAGAAATTGTTAAATATTTAATTGAAGAAAAAAATTTTGATATTAATTCTCAAACAAATGATAGACAAAATGCATATGTATATTCATATGGAAATGCGAATTATGAAATTATGAATTATTTAGAAGAACAAGGTATTAATATATATGATGTTCCAATTGATTTATTTTTAGATTCAATTGAACATCATGATCTTCAAATGATGAGATATCTTTTTGATAAAGGATTTACAACCCATAATTTAAGTTTTCACCCTTCTCAAAATGCATATTTACATGCGATGGCATATACAACTGCTGCTGAAGTAGGTGACACTAAAAAAATGGAATATCTTGAAGAGATTGGTTTTGATGTTCATTCTAAAAATATCAATAAAGAAAATGCATATCAAATTGCTATTAGAAATGAGAACCAAGATGTGATTGATTATCTTACAAACAAAGGTCTTAATAATGAACCTACAAGTTTATGTATTATTTCATAAAAAAATTGATTTATAAAAAATTAAATGAATATAATCATTATTTAATAGAATCTATTACATAATGCCTTACGGAATTTGGAAAATGAAATCTCATTTTTCTGGAAGACCAACTAAACTCCATCACCTTAAAACAGGGATTAAGGAGATTAAAACACAAAAAGATGTAGATCCAGATATTTTGTGGCTTTATTCAAAAGAACTCAAGAAATGTTATCTTGGTGAAATTATTTGTGATCAAGATATTTTAATGCGTAAAGCAGAGGATGTTAAACCAGGTCTTAGCAAGAATAAGAAAGTGGCGAAAGCTATTAAAGTTGTTTCATCACCATAAAATCTTTTTTACATAAGAATATTATTATAAATATAATAAACCTATTTATGACTTCAAAAGAAAAATCTGAAATTATTTTAAGAACACCTGATCAACTAGCTCAAGATCAACTGGCTAAAAAGTTTGAATCAATGACTGATGAAGAATGGAAGGAATTTTTCCTTAAACAAGGGATCCAAGTTCGTAAATTACTGGACATTCCTTTACCAGAACAAAGAACTCCTGGATGGTATGAGATGCGTCAGGGTTTTATTACTGCATCGGATTGGGGTAAAGTTCTTGGAGTTTGTTCTTACGGTAATAGTACAAATAGCATTATTCTTGCTAAATGTGGTTATAATAAGCCTTTTCAGGCGAAAAGTGGTGCTCTTGCATGGGGTATTCGTTTTGAAGAGGTTGCAACGAGACTATATGAAGTAAGAAGAGGTGTAAAAATAATTGAATTCGGGTGTATTCCTCATCAATCAATTGATTTCTTAGGTGCAAGTCCGGATGGTATTACAAAAGATGGGGTTATGTTAGAGATTAAATGTCCGTATTCACGAGAGATCACAGGTGAAGTTCCACCTCATTATTGGGCACAAGTTCAGGGACAATTAGAGGTATGTGAATTGGAGATTTGTGATTATTTGGAATGTAAAATGGTATTATATGAGGATTTGGACGAGTACTTGGGTGATCCACGAGACGAGAAGGGTGTTCTTTTAACATTTGAAGATCCGGAGAGGGGTGATTGTTATATGTATGAGTATTCTGAATTCGGACTTAATAAGGGTGAATATGAGAAGTGGTTTATTGAAACATTAAATAAATGTACAGAGAAAAAATGGAAATTTGTGAGAGAGGAATTTTGGAGATGTGAAACATTTAGTGTTGTTCGTATTTATAGAGATCGTGAATGGTTTAATCAGATAGCTTTACCAAGACTATCAGATTTTTGGAATAATGAAGTGCTTCATTGTAAAGAAAATGGTCATGAACACTTAATTCCAACGAAGAAAAATACTGCTGGATCTTCATTTGGTTGTTCAGTTTCTAAAGAGGAATTGTTGATGAATGGTGTTGATCTTGAACATGAATCATCACAGATTGCTCTTAATCCGAAATTATTAACTGGTCGTTATCTATTTTCCCAAAAGGGAAAAGAAGATCATGAAGTAATCGTTGAAGAGAAAGAGGTTGAAGTGGAAATTATTGATCTACCTAAGAAGATTTTTACATTTAGTAAGAGAGTTATTCCGTAATATTATAATCGACATCTTTACCGAAAGTCCATTGGGCACCATTATTAACGCGAGGTTCTGATTTTTGTATGGAATGACAGAAATTACATTTTTTAGAAGGAAGAACACAGGGTTTTACAGGTAACATTTGAGTACAGGGATAAAGCCAGTTTCCAGTGTTCCAGTCTTTTGTTAAAACATAGGGTTGTGATGCACGGAGTGAAAAGGGTGCATATTGTTTATCTCCAGGATTCATTACTATATTATTATAATATAATAATGATTTAGATTTACTCAAATTTGTATAATCAAATTCGTTTTATTTTATTTATTATTTTGAATAATAAATATAATGCAATTAAGTGATTTGAAAACATCATTTGATAAAAGCTTTATTAAAGAAGATGGGATTAAAATATTTCATGTGGAAAAAGGTGCTTTTTTAAAGAATTATTCAATAGAAAATATTGGAAAGTATTCTTATGTTTATCAAAATGGAATCTTATATGCACTTGATCAATTTGGTAAAATTAATGGGGGAAAAATGGAGATTTTAAATAATTTTTGTAAAAAAGAGGATAATAAAATTGATATAAAACCATTTAATAAAATATTTTATCCAAAAGTATTTATTTTTTTTAATAAATCCCCCGATGATCTACATTATTTTATTGTAAATATGATACCCCTTCTTAGAGGATTTTTATTAATTAAGGCAATTAATCCAGATACAAAATTACTTATGCTTAATACAGATAATAAATTTATTTTGAATATTCTTAAATTCTTTTCATTAAATATTGATGAAGATGTAATATGGATGGATGAAAATAAAAACAAACCATATCTTGTTGGTGCTAAAGATCTTTATTATTGTATTAATACTAAGGGAATAAATTTCTTAAAAGGTATGGTTGAATTAGTTTCTAATAAAGATGCACTTCTCGGAAATAAAAATAAGATGATCTTAGTTGAATCAGGTGTTGATATTAAAACTGCACTTAAAACATCATGTGGATTTATTGAATTTAATATTGTGGATGATGATCTTAAACATAAGATCCGAATGTTTAAAAATGCGAAAACGATTGTTTTAAACAATGATAGTTTTTCTTTAGATCATATCTATTGGATGGCTGAAAATACTGTTTTATATGTAATATGTGATCAAGATATAAATGAAAGATATCTCAAATTGGCTGAAAGATTAAATATTAAATTATTACAAATTGTTAAAGAAAATGCATTTGATAAAATTTTATCATTATTATAATCTATGTTATACAATATAATGAAACACTCTCTTTGGGTATTACTTGGTATCATGATCTTAGCTATTGTTGTCAGTCTCTTTATTAATCCCTCTATGATGGAAGGACTTGAAATGCAAGAAGAAGCTGATAAAGCAGCAGAACATAAAGAAGTAGTTGATCACGCTCTAGAAGATCATTCTGAAGAAGAAGCTCCTGAACCTGCAGCAAATGATACACAATCTGAAGCATGTGCTTTTAATGTTAGTAGCTGTGCTGATCTTAGTGTTCCACGTGGTTGTGCTAAGAATGGTGATAAGTGCAAGACTGAGAATGAAAGATGTGTTCCAGTTTAATCACATTGAATCATAAAATCTTTAGGATCTTTTCCGGCATATCTCCACATATTTATTCTTGATTTAGTACCATGTATAGGTGTTTTAAGAGTACAATCTTTACATTCATTTAATTTATTGTAAAGACATTTTTCGGAGTATTTATGAGGGCACATTTCAAATGTTCTATTATCACATGGACAATTGAAAGAAGGTGGAGGTGGTGTTTGATTATTTGTGCATTGATCATAAGATCCATTGAGTTGAGGACATGGATTATATTCTGATTCAAGACATTGTTGTTGATTTAGATCACTAACTTTACAATGGTCTAAGATCTCATCAATATTACAACAATACGAATGATCATGGCAATTACATGGTTTGGATTCATCTATTTGTTGTGAATATGTAAGTGAAAGTAAGATCAAGATAATAAGAATTGCTAAAAGTATATAATTATTCATTTACGTATAATTATATATTATATTATTTTACAAAAATTGCAATACTGCTTGTCCAAAAGGCTCAACAAGCTCTGTATCAACCATCCGACTAATACGTCGCAATTGCAATATATGCAAGCTCTTATCAGATGGAACAACCTTCTTATCAACCATATCTTTCTTGTTTAATTCATACATTAAATATAATAGAGGAATACGAGGAGGTTCTGGTACATCTGAAAGAGATAATTCATAGGATAATACTTCATTCATTTGAAATAAATCTTCAATATATGATAAACTTTCACTTGGAAACAAATTCTGTAAATCATAAAAATAATGAACATATAATGGAGAATATTGATACCAAGAATCACGCCATTCACCGTAATGATCTTCAATTATAGAACCAAGCTCTGGAATCACTGGAGGTGAGTTAAAATCAAATCCACCTCCCTTTTCCTTCTTACACAGTTCAAATACTTCATAAATTTCATCAATATCATGTATAAAATGAGAATCCTTTTCACCACCCCATCCATAATAACAGGTTGCATTCTTATCATTCTCTAAAAAACATAAAGAATGCTTAGTCTTAATGTGATATAAAAGAATAAATGTAGATGTTAATGTAGAAGACCAAGAAGTTCCACTATCATTCTCACCATAATCATCATTCACATCTTGATAGACCACTTTGTTGTATAAAATGTAACCAGAATATTCAAAATTTTTTGAAATTGACTGAATGTTTTCTAAAATAAGCTCATATGAAAAGCTTTTTTTAAAATCCATTGCTTTCTCAAGAAAATATAATGATGAAGCAGCATTGTATTCAGGATCACGATATGTTCCCTCTCGCTTGGGAACAATTGGGAGAACTTGTTCAAAACCACGTTCTTCAGGAGAAGACATTGTATCAGGGCTTTTAATAGTATTGAATATATTTAAAATTTAAAATATTCATTTTTTATTTTATACCCATCCTCTGAAAGCAATTTATTAAACAAGGAATATATTATTTAATAAATTTATATATTTATAATAGTTATGCTTGATTTGAATTCACCAATTAAAAGTGCAATAATGATATATCTATTCTTAATGTTTTCATTAGTAATATATAAACCCGAACTTCTTACAGATGATAGAAGAAGTCAGTCATTATTATCTGTTGCTGTTGTTGTTGTTAGTATAATATCCTATTATCTTTTAACAATAATAAAATATATATTAGGAAAATAAAGATGATTGAAATAATTATTGAAAAACCTGAAAAAGTTGTAGAAAAGGAAGATGTAATTAATAGATCCTGGAATTACGATCTAAAACAGATATTATTACTCATATTTTTAATTGTATATTCAATATTCGTTTATTTTTATAAATAATAACTTTAGGATAAGTTAATAATGCGCGCAGAAGATCAAGAAAAATTATCACCCCAAAGATTACCTAAAAAAGAAAAGGAATATGAATCTGAATCTGAAGATGATACCGATGATGATAACACCAGTGAAGAAGAATATGATTCATCTGATGATGATGATAGTGTTGAATATATTGATAGCACACAGAATTCAATGTACCAAATTATGTCTGTGTTCTTAGAATCATCTGATCCAGATAACCGTATCAATATCTGTGATGCTGTTATTGATCTTAAAAAGAGTGTTGATGCTATTGCAAAACATCTTGAAGAACTTGTTCTTTCAAGTAAAACAACCGTTGTCTAAATTATTTTTTGATATAAAACTTATTTATATTATCATTAATAAATGGAAAAATCATTTATTAATCATTTATTTAAGAGTCCAATCATGAATGCAGCAGGTGTATATGACACAACTTATGAAGAACTTGATCTTTTAGCAGGTGTTGAAGGACTTTCACTCATTGTAAGTAAAAGTTGTACTCTTGAAAAAAGAGATGGAAATCCTGAACCTCGCTATTATCACGATAGAATATGTTCTGTAAATTCAACAGGACTGGCGAATAAAGGATATAAATATTACGGAGAGGTTGCTAAAAGATTGAATTCAAAATTGGAATTATCTGGTAAAAAATTTATTGTTTCTATTGCATCACTTGATGGAATTGCTGGAATGAAACAGATGATTACTTATTTTTCTGGAATTGATGAAGTCTTCGCACTTGAACTTAATCTTTCATGTCCAAATATCGTTGGAAAATCACAACCCGCATATGACTTTGAACAACTTAATCTTTATTTGGGAATTTTAACAGAAGATCTTGAAAAACCATGGGGTATTAAATTACCTCCCTATTTTGATAACTGTCATTTTCAAAAAGTTGCATCCATATTGAGTAAATATAAACCATCATTTATTACTTGTGTAAATAGTATTCCTCTCACACTACATATTGATCCAGATGAAGAAAAATATCAGATTGCACCAAACTGGGGTAGAGGTGGTTTAGGAGGTGCTTGCATTAAATCAATTGCACTAGCAAATGTTCAAACATTCCGTCAATTACTTGGTGGTGATATACCTATTATTGGATGTGGTGGAATTACTAGGGGTAAAGATCTATTTGAACATATTTTAGCAGGTGCTTCAATGGTTCAGATTGGTACTCAATTTTATAAAGAGGGACCACGGAAAGCTGTTTCCAGAATTATGAAGGAATTAGAAGATCATTTGGAAAAGAGAGGATATTCAACATTGGATGAAATTATACCATTATGTTGTAGAGAGATATAAAAATAAATGTTTGTAATATAAATGATAATAAAAACATTGAACTTGAATGAAAATCATTGGTCGGTTGATTGGATACCAATTTCATATAAATTAAATAAAAAAAATTATAATAAATCAATTACTTTTTTATGGAGTAAAAATTATGAAGTAAATGCAATATGTAGAGCATATTTTATATCAAATACAAAAATTGAGATTGGTGATATATGGCTTAATGATAAATATAGAGGAAAATATAATAATAATGGAATTAAATATTCCATTGAATTTATGAAAAAAATTATTTCCAAAATATGGAAAATATATAAATCCGCAAAAATAATAAGCTTAATTGTTGATCAAAAAAATATTCCCGCTATTAAATTATATCAAAAATTACATTTCAAAAAAATTAAAAATATAAAAAGTAAAACATTAAATATCAAAAATGGAATTTATATGGAACGTAAAAAGAGGAAAAATTAAATATTATAATTAACGTATTTATTTGGATTTTCATGGAAAAGTTTTAAATCAATATTTTCTTTTTTACAAAAGGATTTAATCAAATCCTGCTTTTTAAATTCTAACCAAATAGGTAAAAAGAATTTATCACTTGTATATAATTGTATATTACCACAATATACACGATATTCATCTATAATAGATGATATATCACACATATCTAACTCATTATTATCATTTATAAATAAATAATTTCGTGAATTACACCATTTAATTTGAGTAAAATATTCATCATATATTATCATTTTACCTTCTCTATCCACTTTATTACATAACTTTCCATTTCTATACCAAACTCCATAATTATTATCCGCATAAATCTTCGCAGGTTTCCAATGATCCCTATGAAATTTACCGTCTTTAGTCCATAGTTGATCTCCATTTTCTTTAATTTCCTTTATTGTTCCATCTTTATAATAAACTCTATTTTTACTTCTACATGATCTTTTAAATGATCTATTTTCAAGATTCATTTTATCTAAATAAGTGGATACTTTACGAATATATTTATACATTTATATAAATATATTTATATTGTTCTTATATTATTTTCATTACATATTATTATCTTTAAGTATTTAAAAACCACTTAGAACAAGGGGTTATGATAAATTTATTTTTGTTTATGTGAAAACATTGTTCTTTAAAATTACAACCCTCTAATAAAAATTTAAAATGATTAATACTTATATTAATGTTTTCATTATCACTTCCTTCCCACATAGTAATACTACGCCATTTTCTATTATTAAAAGTAAAATGAGTATTTATGTAATCTTTTGCGTCTTCATACTTATTTTCTTTAAGTAGATCCATAAGTTTTCCTTTTAAAAAGTTTTTTGTAGATCTTGATGTCATTATTATTTATATAAATAAATTTGTTTTTAAATCAAAGTTTTAATAAATCATTTCTATTTTCATCTTTAATACAATAACTCTAATAAAGCCATTCTCACATACATTCCATACTTCATCTGTCTAAAATAAACGGCCCGTGGATCCCCATCCATATCCACATCTATCTCATCATTTCTCGGAAGTGGATGCATAATTATCATTGAACTTTTCGCATTTGCAATCTTATAAGGAGTGATCTTCTCATAAATATATTCATTATCTTCTCCACCAATATCTCTCTCCTTCTGAATTCTCGTCATATAAAGCACATCAGTCTTCTCAATAACCTCTTCAAGACTATTAATAATCTCTTGTTTAATTCCAAATGATTCCACATACTCATATATCTCACTTGGAAGATCTAATCTTACGTTATGTGTCACATTAATAGCAGGTATGTAATATATCTGTCTGATCCTATATAAACAAAGCAATTTAACCAATGAATGCACCGTACGACCATTCAAAAGATCACCACATATTGTAATTGTCGCACCTGTTATTGATCCCCTTTCTTCACGAATAGTAAATAGATCAAGAAGAGCCTGAGTAGGATGTTCTCCTGATCCTTCACCTGCATTTATAATATTCATTGAAGACTTACATTCCTCAATAATTCCATTTTTACCCCTCACAATAATTCCATCACAATATTGCTCTAAACATCTAACTGTATCCCCCACAGATTCACCCTTTTGAAGCGAAGAGTTCGCACAATCAATCTTAATTATTGAACCACCTAATCTTTGTATTGCACCCGTAAAACTACACTCTGTTCTAGTACTTGGTTCCTTGAAAAACATCGCAATTGTTTTCCCTTTAAGCGCATCACACTTTCTTTCTTGCATTAATGAACCCGCTCTCTTAAATAATTGTCGCAAATCATCCCTACTAAACTGATTCACACTCACAATATTCCTATGTTTCCACTTATATTCTTTTTCATCAGAATTCCCCTCCTCTTCTTGAATATCCGTATCTTCTTTCTCTTTATCTATTTTTAGAATATCTTCATATTTAACATCCACATTCTTCACCTCTCCACCCAAATACTTACGATCTATATATACAAGTTGATCACGAATAACTACCTTATTCACAACACCCATTAATTCCATTCCATCATATGGTGACCACTTAGATTTACTAAACATTTTTTGGGAATCTACCTTCCACCTCTTCATTGATAACTCAATATACGTATTATCCTCCCGTTCAAATCCAAATATTGAACACACATTCTCATACATCTTCTCCTTTACAATATCAATACCATATCTTAACATTAATGATAATGCTACTTCAAGCCCTGGATAACCTGGACACTTAGACTCAGTTGATGAATGTGGCGCATGATCCGTTGCAAAACAATCAATCCATTCCATATAATTTTCAAGTGGCTGTCTTTTATCCTGAATAGGTGGTTTTACCATTCTATGACAACAACCACTATGTAATAATAGATGATGTGGTGCCGCTTCACATGTAATTGGAAGACCCTGTTTTTTAGCATCAATAATTGCTTCCATCATTGGAACTGTATTTACATGCGCAATATGAGTTCGTACGCGATAAAGTGCAATAAATGCAATAATTTTAAGGAGATTATCATATTCTACATGAACAATAATGGGCGTATTCCATCTCCACTGTCGAAAATGTTCTCGCACTTGTGTCCAATCATCAAATGCAAGATCCTCATCCGAATATGTATCATCTAAATACATCTTCACTCCAATAACACCCCTACTTTTAATAGGATCATCCAATATCTCCGCTAAATCCTCGAAATTATTTCTATTTGCACCCAAAATAAAACCGTAATCACATTTAGCATTTTGTTTAGCACACCGCCTGATAATATTTAAACGTTCATTGTTAATTATTGCTGGTTTCGTATTCGGCATTACCATTACACGTGTAAATCCACCTGCTAATGCTGAAGCTGTTTCTGAACTCCAATCTCCCTTATATGTATGTCCTGGTTCTCTAATATGAACATGTGGATCAATTAATCCAGGTAATCTAATTATATCAATCCCCGATTTAACATCAACCATTTGATCAATTGTTGGATTATAAGATGTAAGAGATCTAATAAATAACTTACTTGCTTTAACATCCGTAAGAAGAGGAATATTTTTCTGTATTGTTTTCATTCTTAATTGATATCCATAACTCTTATCAGCTTTTGTTAATCTAATTCTATCCAACATAGAAATATTAAACACAAAATCTATTTCTGTTTCATCCAAAAATTTATCTATCATCGTCCAGGATACCTTGCTTAATTCTATTCCATGCTCTTTATAAAAATCAGCTGTTCCTGGTGTCCCAAATAATCTAAATCCCATTTCTGATAAAAATTTAATACCCTCCAACATCTCATTCTTATACCTAAGTGATCCAATTGAAATAAAAATATTTGAGTGTAGTCTTGGAATCCTATATCCAGATGCAATTAAACCCTTTAAATACGCATCCTCATATCTCTTCCCAAATGTCGCAACCTCACCCGTTGATTTCATCTCCACACCAAGCACACAATCCGCCCCAGGAAGTCTTTTAAATGAAAATTGTGGAACTTTTACCCCATAAATATTACTCTTTGTATCTAACTGTTCATTATTCCACACTCCTAACATAACTTTAGTCGCCACATCAATCAAATTAATATCATACACCTTTGATACAAATGGAAATGAACGTGATGAACGCAAATTACACTCAATAACCTTGATCTCATCATCCTTCGCAATAAATTGAATATTAAATGGACCATTTATATTTAATACTTTCGCAATCTTATTAACAGCATTCTTAACCTGTGAAAGCGTTCTTTGTGTAAGATCTTGAGGAGGACACACTAATGATGCATCCCCTGAATGCACACCCGCATTCTCAATATGTTCTGAAATTGCTGTAATAACAGGAATCCCATTTTGTGCAACAGCATCAACCTCGATCTCTTTCGCATCAATAATAAATTTACTAATAACAACAGGATTATCTCCCGATACTTCAGCTGCATTCTCAAGATACTCCTTAAGATCCGCGTCATTAAATGCTACATTCATAGCAGCACCGCTTAATACATAAGATGGACGAATTAAACAAGGATATGAAACTTCTTTGCAAAAATTGATTGCATCTTCAATACATGTTAGCTCCTTCCAACGTGGTTGATCAACTCCAATTCTGTCTAAACTACGTGAAAATTTATATCTATTCTCAGCATTATCTATCATCTTCGCATCTGTCCCCATAATCTTGATTCCATTTCTCTCCAATCCCATTACAATATTATTTGATTCCTGACCACCAACTGATACAATGATACCACTCACCAATTTTCTTTTCCATAATTCTGTTACTGTCTCAACCGAAATCTCATCAAACATTAAATAATCCACAACATCATAATCCGTTGATACTGTTTCTGGATTATAATTTAACATCATCGTTCCATATCCCAGTTCCTTACATGTTCTCACACAATTCACTGAACACCAATCAAACTCCACACTACTCCCAATTCTATAAACACCCGAACCAATAACAAGCAACGTATTTTCATTTGTCTCCTCTACCTCATCATATTCTCCCCAATATGTCATATACATGTAATTCGTATTACACGGAAATTCACCAGCAACTGTATCAATCCTCTTGATCTTCGGATAAATTCCATTCTCTTCCCTAATACTCTTAATCACCGACTCTGTACTCCCAAGTAAAACAGATATCTGGTGATCACTAAATCCAATCATCTTTCCCTGTCTAATTGATCCAGGTTCTTCATCTGGATATTGATTCATGTAATCCCGAATATATGTAAGTTTATCTAAAAACCACGGACTAATACCTGTTTTTTGATGTGGATCACCACAAAATATAAGATCTAATATGCGTTTAACAGCTGGTTCCAATTCCACATTATCATCCAATTCAATATTCTTATTTAAATGTATCTTTGATCTAATATATTTATCAAATTCTGGTCCAAGTCCCACCATCCGTAATCCCTTCATTAATGCTTCCTCAAATGTTGTCCCAATTGACATCACCTCACCCACACTCTTCATTGCAGTCCCAATACTCGTATCAACATTATCAAATTTGTCTAAATCCCATTTTGGTATCTTCACCACACAATAATCCAAACTTGGCTCAAACATCGCACTTGTTGTCTTCGTAATCGCATTCTTTAACTCTAAAAGTGAATATCCAAGTGAAAGCTTACTCGCTATATATGCAAGTGGATACCCAGTTGCTTTAGATGCTAATGCTGATGATCTTGAAAGTCTCGCATTAATCTCAATTATATAATATTCACATGTAGTTGGATGAAGTGCATACTGAATATTACATTCCCCTACAATATTAAACTCATTTGCAACCTTGATCGCCATATCTCTTAACTCAAAATACTCTTCGTCATTCAATGTCTGAGATGGCGCAACCACAATACTCTCACCAGTATGCACACCCACTGGATCAAAATTCTCCATATTACACACTGTAATCGTATTTCCATACTGATCTCTCACTATCTCATACTCCACCTCCCTCCATCCCCTCAAACTTTTATCTATGATCTTCTCCTCCGTACCATCCACTAAAGAGAGTAACTCTTCATCTGTATTCGCAAATCCAGATCCAAGACCACCAAGCGCAAATCCACTACGCACTAATACAGGATATCCGACTTTATTCGCAAAATTAAGTGCTTCTTCCTGATCATTGGTTGAAAAACTCTCCGCAACTCTTGCACCTTCCACATTATCTATTCTCCTCTTAAATAAATTCCGATCCTCACTCTCAATTACATTCTTTATTTCTGTCCCCAGAATTTCAATTCCGAATTCATCTAAGATTCCACTTCTCCATAGAGCTGTCCCACAATTTAATGCTGTTTGACCTCCATATGATATCGCAATACAATCTGGATGTTCTTCACGAATAATCTTACTCACGTATTCCGGAGTAATTGGAAGTGAATAAATCTTATCCGCTAATCCAATTCCTGTTGTTGTCTGAACTGTTGCAATATTAGGATTCACTAAAATAGTCTCTAATCCCTCCTCTTTATATCCCTTTAATGCCTGTGATCCTGAATAATCAAACTCACCCGCCTGTCCAATTGTAAGCCCACCTGATCCAAGCACCAATACTTTACGTCTAATCGGGCGTTCTTTTTTCTCAACGTAATTAAACAATGAATAGATCGATTTATTCGGATCATCTACCAACTGTTTAAATATTGTAAAAAGAAATTCACAATCACGTGGTCCTGCTTTTGCTTCTGGATGAAATTGAACGGAGAATAGGGGCTTTGTTGGATGATACATCCCCTCATTTGATCCATCATTGAGATTTGTAAATAAAGGTTGGAACTCTGATTGAGGATTAAGAATGACCTCATATCCGTGATTTTGTGTTGTAATGTATCCTTTATAACTATCAAATAATCGGACTGGAATGTTCTGACCACGATTTCCGTATTTCATTTTTCGTGTATCATTTCCTGTAGCAAGTGCTAAGAGTTGATGACCAAAACAGATACCGAATACAGGAAGTTGGGGATGTGATTTTAGGATCTGTTTTAATTGGGCGATTGTTTGTGTCATCTCTTTTGGATCACCGGGTCCATTACTAATGAAGATCCCGTCGATTTTTTCTTTAGTAAGTAGGGTTGAAAAATTGGTCTGACACCAAACCATTGTTATACGAAATCCCTGTTTTTCAAGGAAAGTAATCTGTGATTGTTTAATTCCACAATCAATCACCAAAATATGCTTGTTTTCCTCTTCAATCCAATTTCCGAAATATCTCTTATCTGTATAACTTAAACTATATGTTTGAGTTATGTCTATTTTTTCATTGTATTGATCCCATATTTCGCCTTCCATTGTTCCATTTTCACGTAGTTCAATAGTAAGAGCACGAGTATCAATACAATGAATATAAGGAATTTGATTAGATAATAAGAATTTTTCTAAAAGAATATTTAGATCATTAATAATAACTGCTTTTACATGAACTTTTTTAGATTCCATCATAGATTCATTGATCTCATAATTCCCAACCATAGGATAAGTAAATACTAAAATTTGGTCTTTATAAGAAGGGTCTGTTAAGGCTTCAATGTATCCAGTCATTCCTGTTTGGAATACAATCTCTCCTTTGATATATGGAATTGAAGAACCACATTTGAATTCTTTTCCATTTGATAATTTAAGAATAGCCATTAATTAAATTGATGTAAAAAATTCTTATATCTGTTTATATTATAATATTTAAGGATGGCAACTAATAATGAACTAACATCAAATAATAAATATATATTAAATAAAGTAAGAGCATGTGCTTTATCATTTATGGATATTGAAAATCCAAATAAATTATCTAAAAATGATATAACAAGTATTACAAATAATTTTTTAGATTGGATTAAAGATCATCCAGAAGAACGTAATAAATTTAATATAAAATGTGGTTATATTTTTTCAAATAATGGAAATTCAGATAAATTATTTTCATTAATAAAAAAATTAAATAATAAAAAAGGTGGTTATAAACAACGTGTAGGTTCTCGTGCTCAAGTTATGCATGGAACAGCCCGTCAAACTGGTGGTGGTCTTAAGAGGAGTGATCTTAAATACAACAAACATGGAAGAATTGTTTCCAAGAAACTTTCGGCACTTGGTAAGAAAAATATTAAATTCTTAGAACGTGCAGGATACAAGGCACAGAAAGGTAAATTCGGTGTTTAATTATTTATAATTTAGATAAATTGTTTTAATTCATAAACAAATGAATAATCATTAAAAAAAAGTATTATTGTCTATGATAATAAAGAAATAGAAAAATTTAAAAATAAAAAAATATAAAAAATATATATAATATATTTTATGAATTTATTATACCAAATGATGAAATATATATTAAATGTATATTAGTTAAACTTTCAAAAATAAATTTATCTGTAAAGGATTTAGAAATATTTATTATTAAAACAATACAATTAATTGAAGATGATTATACGATTTTACAATATTATAATATATTTAATAATAAAATTATATCAATCTAAATATGATCTATCCATTTACCCAACTCATTATTAAACTTCTCTTCACCCAAAATCCCAGTATCCACATAATCCTTCTTTAGATCATCCCTAATCTTCTTCTTCAACTTCTCTTCATACTCATCCTGAAAACCACTCGTACCTAATTCAAGTTTCTTTCTCTCACTCTCTCCATACCCCTCCAACAATTTAGATCTTATATTTGCACTCTTACTCATCATCTCCTGATTAATAGCATATGTTGGTTTAATTTGAACATCTTCATCAACAACATTGAGTGTATCTATAAGTCGGGTAAATTTCCCAGTACTACATACTGGTTTTCCATGTTCAATCATTTCTGACAATTGATTAAACAATGTTTCTTTAATATTATTTCGGTTTTCACTATGTTTTTGATCATGTATTCTATTCCATACAAGATTAAGTGCATCAACCTCCTTCATTTTACAGAATGTAAGTGGAGATGTACTCTTTTCTATTGAATCAAGTGATTTAAGTGCATCATCCCTTTTATCTGATTTAGGAAGTGAATTAATATATGATCGGATCTCTTTTACTGTTTTCTCTGTGGGTCTCTCTATCTTTGTTCCTTCTTTCAATTTATTTAATGAATGTTTAATTGTACTTAATACTTGACTATTATGAACATTATGTGTATCATTGAAATTAGGATCTCCATCTCTACGTGGTATTACAGCCAATCTACGATATCTCCGATTATTTGCCAGTTGTGCGAATAGTACCCGTTGTTCTTGTATATCAGGCGCTCTAAACAAAGAATTGATACTTATTTGTGTTGTTTGTTGATTTGGTGACCAAATAGATCTTCTTGGTTGAGGTGCTTTCGGTTGTTTAGAAACCCATTCTTTATGATGTTTATTTTCTTTTTTAGGTCTCTCTAAATTTAACCATCCATACAAAGATTCCTTCTCTTTCTCTTCTAAAACAGATTGAACTCCTTCACGTGCCTCAATGAGTAAATCTCGATCATAGATCTCAACTAATACACGATTATAATAAGTTTCTGCTTTCGCTAAATCAGGATCAAGTCCAAACATACCATGATGATAGATCCGAGCAATTCTAAGTAGAGATCCTTGATCTCCGTATTGATATGCATTAAGTAGATTCTCAATTGTTTTTTTATGATCTGGTATTACACCTTTTATTTTTTTACCACTTAGATCATATTTATCGGGTATTCCAGAATAATATAGATCAGCCAATTTAATATATTGTTCTTTTTTGCGTTTATTATCTGCTTGAATTAAAAGTTGTTGTTCTCTTTCTTTTTGTAATTGGAATTGGTCTATTTCGGCTGATCTTTTTTCTTGAATCTGGGAATTTATTTGGGTTATTCTTGATCTTGTTTTATATTCTTGTATTAGGAATATGGTTATTATGAATAAGATGGGGAGAATAACGATTAGATATTTTTTAGTGTAATTTAATATTTTATTATAGTACATATTATAATACATATTATAAGTATTGTTATTTTTTACTAAAAATATTCATATTAGAGTAATATGAATATGAAATGTGATAATTGTGATTTTCTTTTAGAGAGAAAAGATTTATCTCTAATTGATGATATGATAAATAAACTTAATAAATATTTATTTGATAATAATTTTGATCAAATAAATAATAGAGTATGTTTTTTATGTATTGAAAAATACGCGAATCATATTTATAATGAAACAAAACATCTGATTGGATCTACTAAAGATCAAGATGATGTGGAAGAACAAAGATTTATAAAATTGAATGATGATGATCAAGATTATCTTATGATCAAGAGATTATTTGATGATAGATCATTAAAATATGAAATAATTAGAATTGAAAAAAATATAAACCCGGAATTATATCAAAAACATTTAATTCAATTACATAAATCAAATAAAAGTAAAGAATATTTATTTCATGGATCTAATAATGATAACTATAATAATATTCTTAAAAATGGATTTGATATATCTAAAGCAAAAAGTAGTGGATTATTAGGTGCTGGTATATATTTTGCGAAATATCTCACCTATTCTAATTCATATACAAATCCATTGAAAACCGAAATTGGTGATCTTAAAAATGTATTATTATGTAGTGTTGCTTTTAATGAGTTTAAGAATAGTGGTGATATATTTGCGGTGTTTGATCAGAATGATGGATATCCAGAATTCATAATATATTATAAATAAGTTTTATAAGTCTTAAAAATGATGTATATAAATATATTTTAATTAAAAATAATATGTATAAATATATTATTTTTATTTTATTAACATTAGGAAATTCTTATGATATACATAATGATGGATTTACGATATTTCGCGGAAATGTAAGTAAAAAAGAAGTTCTGAATACATTACCTGATGGTTATATATTTCTGGATTATATATATAAAATAAATTGTTCAACCTTAACAACATTTCATCGTGATATTACATCTAGTCAATATGTTTTTAATAGTAAATATCCAATATATACTTATTTACAATATCTAAATAAAAGAGATGGAAATCTACCACTTCTTTCTATATGTCCAGGTAGCCATTTGTCTGTTCCATTTTTATGGAGTTTTCCGATTGATATTTATGGTGAATATGGAGATAGTGTATTATTCAATAGTGATTTAGTACATGCTGGTGCATTGAGTGATCTTGGAGTTGATAGATATTCAGAACAATATAAAGTTATCCATATTGAAGATCAACATATATTAGATCAAATAAAGGGAACAAATTTTATAACAGAATGTGTTGAATCAAATAATTCAGAATATAATGTATATAGGTTATTATCTTGGTTTTTTTCATATCCAATAAATCATTTATTTACAAATTATATTGGAAAGAGACATTTATATTTAGATATTATTGCGGAATATTTATTTGGTAATACATTTAAGACTTAATTAAGGTTTTGTAAATTGTTTTTTACTTGCCTGATAAATATCAAATGGTAAATTTACAAGCATTGAACCAAAAAATTTAGGAATAATAAATTGTAGTTGTAATGTAATTTTCATTTTAGGAACTTCTAGATTCCATAAATGTTGATGTATAAAAAAAATATAACAATTATTATATAAAATGGAACAAGAAGATATTGAGTATCAAAATATAGTTGAATATTGTCCAAATTTTGAAGTTTGTAGATCAATAGGATATAAAGTAATTTTTGATTGTTTTAATAAAAGATGTAGAGACTGCGAATTAACATTTAGAAAAAATTTAATTATAACAAATGTTGACAGTTTTGAATGCCCAATATGTTATGAAACAATACAACGTGTTGTTAAACATCCTGCAGAATGTGATCATCAATTTTGTGTAAAATGTTTTAAAAAATTGTTTAATATGGAAGATTGTATATTATTTAACAATATACCCTGTCCATCTGGACATCAATATTCTTTTAGACCCTGTTGTATTGCTGATTTTATATCAATGAACAATTATATTGAGACAAATGAAGTTGAGGAAGAAGAAATTGATGAAGATGTTAGTAATACTAATAATGAAGATTGTCCATTATGTAGAAAAAATGCATCTGAAGCACCAAATAAATCTTGGTAATTAAGAAATATAATGATAAAATTTTAGTATAATAAAATGGAACGGTTAGCAAAAACGTGTAAAATTCTTTATGATAAAGAGTTTTTAGATAATCAAAAACTTTTTAAACAAGGGTACTCACATCAAAAAGTATTATATGATAGTATTCAAGAGTATAATGAATTAGAAGAAGAATTTAGAACACAATTGTCAGAAGTTATTAAAAATATTGGATTAGATGACTGGTATTATTATGGTGATATGTTTAAGTATAAAACTGGATTAGATGTAGAACAATTGTATGATATAATCAAAAAATTGATTAAAAATCAAACAAACGAAACAGTTGATAATATCACAAATATTATTTATTTAGCATTAGATGGATTAGTAGAGAGTTGTAATAGTATAGTTGATTATACAGAAGATATTATATGCGAAGAATGTGGGTCTGATATAGAGTGTAATAGTTGTGGAACTATTATTAAAACAAATTTTACAGCTATATTTTCAAATAAAAAATTTTGTAATAAAATGATTACAAATATGATATTAAATATTTTATTTTCAGATACAAGTGGAACTAATGGTATTATTGATGATATTAGACAATTTAAGTGCAAAAAATGCGGTAAATTCGAAAATTGGTTATTATCTAAGGAGGAAACTGAATGTAATGAAGAGATGTGTTTTGAATGCAATAAAAAATTGAAAGAAGTTTAAGTTAATATTGATGCGTTTAAATACTTAAAGATATTATCTTATTATAGTATATAAATGAAAAAACCTCCTGATCCTGATATTTACAAGTGTTGTAAGACCCAGCTGAAAAACATTACTAAAGACAGCTTTGTTATTGATCGTATTAAGGATGCTGTTATCAGGTCTAATCACATTATCATTACTACATATCAATTCATTAAAGCATATTATCTTTATCAATATGATAATGAATTAGATTTACCAACCATAGACAAAAACTTCATTGATAAATGTTTTAAAGTTGTTTCTAAAAGAACTGGAGGTGGGCGTCCTATTAAAGTTGATAATAAAAGCTTGTTAGAACAACTTACATCATTTTATAATGATCAGTTTGCAGAGGTATTAGATGAAGAAAAAGTTAAAAACTTAAAGTTAAACCAAGTATTAGCATATGCTAAAGTATCTATGATGACTGCTTTTACTAATAACATTAAAATACACTTCTTTTCAAGATTATTTCGATTTGTAAATGCATCTTTTCCTTTACCGGAAGATTCTACAAAAGAGGTAATATATAAACAAAGGAGTGAGCTAAAAGCAGTTAAATCAGATCTTGTCAATAAAACTTTAAAATCTAATCCTAAATATCATGATTGGATCAAAGCTATTAGAGATAAAGTCTTACCAACCAAATATACAAAATCATATCCATATGATGTTAAAGCAAATCCAATGAAGTATCTATCGCATATGGTTTATATGAATAAGGAACTTGAAAAAGTTGGATATAAACAATTTCATTGTTTTCCACTTCGATCAGATATTGTTCCAAAGTATGTTGAAATTGATACAGCTTCTTTATTAGAATTGATGATTGATAAAGGATCAAAACAATATCGTAATGGTAAAGGACAGATTGAAAAATCAAAGGAGATACTTTGGGATATGTTTTTTAAGATGAGTAGAAAGGAGTTTGACTATAATAAGAGATATACATTTGATTATTGTATCAAAACAGATGGTATTGGTGTTTCAATCCGATTTATTGATAAGGATTACTATGGTAAAAAAGTAAAAAGTAGAAAAAGAGTTAAAGATAATATAGAATTTCCATACTTTGATGAATTATCAAAGACAGAACTTGATACATTAAAAGATAAATACAATATTGTATATATTGATCCCAATAAAGGAAATCTAATTTATTGCATTGATGATGATGGAAATACATTTAGATATACTAGAAAACAGAGGATAAGAGAGACACAAAGAGTAAAACATTTAAGAGTTATTACTAAATACAAGAAACAAAATGGTTTGATAAAATATGAAACAGCAATATCATCTGAAAATAGTAAAAGTTGTAATTATAAAAATTATATGAAATATTTGAAGGTGAAAAATAAAAGTAATACAAAATTATTCTCATATTATGAAGCAGAGTTTTTAAGGAAGATGAAAATGAGAAGATTTATAAACACACAAAGATCAGAGAGTAAAATGATAAATAATATGAAACAAATATACGAAAAAGATGATAAGAAGATATTATTGGCATATGGTGATTGTAATGTGGGAAAGCAGATGAGACATATAATATCAACACCAATGATAGGTTTGAAAAGACGATTGAAAAAAGAGTTTATAGTGTTAAATGTTGATGAATATAGAACATCCTGTTTAGATCATAGAACAGAGGAAAGAAATTGGAATGCAAAGGTCTTTAATAGTAAAAGAAATATGATGAGTAAATTACATTCAGTTTTGGTATCTACAATACTTAATAAAAATTCTGAAGTGGTAAACTCATATCAAAATAGAGATTATAATAGTGTAATGAACATTAAAAAGATAGTAAATAGATGGATAGAGAAGAGAGAAAGACCATACAGATATTGTAGAAATATAACCCTTTCAGAAGATTAAAATCTTTTGGAAGAATACAATGACCTTTTTATAAAAGGAATAAACATTGTAATACTTAAATGTTATTACACCTTTACATTTCTTTTTGGGATATTTTGTCCCATTTTTAATGTTAACGGGTGTAATACTATATTTATGTTCTTTAATATTTTCTTCGTCCAATTTTCCATATAATTTTTCTTTTAATACTTTATTTGTTAATACTTCAGATCCATTAAGTAATTCACTTAAACAAGGTATTATTTCAGATTTCATTTTAATATCATCAATTTTAACATTACTTAATTTTGTTTTATTTTTTCTTGATCTTTCTCTACACTTTTCACATGTCTTGAATTTCATAGTTGAATCCGTAATTTCTTGACGACATCCACTACAATATCTCTTATCCTTTTCTTTACGTCCTTTTTCTAAACATGAATTACATGTAGAATTACCTCTTGTTTTAAATTTACTTTCACATAAACGACATTCTTTATATGTTTATTTAACGATTGATTTAATTACTTCCATTTTCTAATTATAATCATATTATTTAAGATCTTTTTATATTCATTTTTAATTCACTCATTATCATTATCACATTATATATGTGTGCGTATGCTACCAAGTATGATGTGTAGAAAATCTAAGTTATAGTTATTTAGTAGCATAGACACTATCCAACAAATCAATAAAATAAATAAAATCTTTTTTATTTTAAAAGTACATTGTAATTGGTAGCATATACTCGTACAAGAATCAATATTTCCACAAAAATAGTAAGTTAATTTGGTTAAAATAAAAAAGACCCATTTCTCATTTGCATCGGCTAGACCACCCCCGCTTGATCACTGATGTTTTGCCAAAAATAATAATGAAATATAAAAAATGAAATAAAGATAATTTATTAATTATTTTTATTTTTTACAATACAATAAGAATTATTTTAAAAATATATTAAAGTAGATGACATCAATTATTGATATTTTAAAAAAAAGTGAAGATATAACTTTAGATCAAAAAGATTTCAAAACTTTTTTTGATAAATCAGAAGAAGCATTTATTATTGCGGCAGTTTCTGGTAAATTTCTTTATGTTAATAAGTCTTTTTGTAAGATCTTAGGATATAAAAAAAATGAATTAGAAACCCAAAATTTTTATAAATTTATACATCCAGATGATATTGATAATACTATTGGTGCTCAAGATACATTACATAAAAATAAAATTATTTTAAATTTTGAAAATAGATATAAAACAAAACAGAATGAATATATTTGGTTATGTTGGAATGCGATTCAACAAAATAATAAATTATATTGTTGTGCAAAATTAAGAAATATAAATGATAATTATATATCAAAATTAGCACATTCTCTTAAAAATCCACTTCAAATAATAATTGGTTGTGCAGAATTATTAAAATATAATAGTGAATCGGAAGTAGAAGAAGAAGATTCTACAGAATTATTGCAAGAAATTATTGGTGCAAGTGAAAATATTAATAATAATATTAATAATATATTGAAAATATCTAAAATAACATTGAAAAATATAAATTTTTAGTATATAACAATTGATAATATTATTATTGAAATACTTAATTCACTTAAAAAAGAAATTGATGAAAAAAATATTAATGTTATTCTTCAAATAAATAGTTTAAAAAATCTTAAATTCAAAATTGATCAAAGTAAATTTAAGATTGTATTAAATAATATAATCACAAATGCAATTATATATAATAATCCAAATGGTAATATTATAATATCTTCATCTATAAAAGAAAAAGAATTAATTCTATTTATTCAAAATAATGGACCAGGTATAAATAAAAATGATATTGAAGATATATTTAGCCCTTTTAATAATCTTTCTAAAAAATCAAAAAGAAATGGAACAGGTTTGTTTTATAGCAAAAAATTACTTGATCTAATGAAAATTCAGATTAAATGTGAATCAAATCCTAATGAATACACAACTTTTAAATTATATCTAAAAATTAAAAATAAAAAAGAAAACATTACACAAAAGAAAACATTAAACGTATTATATATTGAAGATACACAAACATTTATAATTTTAATGAAAAAATATATGAAAGATTTTCAAAATTGTAATTTATATACTGCTTCATGTGGAAAAGATGGACTTGATATTATCAATAATAAAGATATTGATATACTTATTCTTGATATTGGATTGCCCGATATTTCTGGATTTGAAATAATTGATAAAATAAAACATAAAAATCTAAAAATTCTTGTATTATCCGCATCTATCAGAAACTCTGATGTTGATATATTATACAAAAAAGGAATCACACAATATTTACATAAACCTTTTATTAAAAAAGACTTTGAAAATATATTAAAACCTATTATTAATTCTTTAATATCTTAATAAATTCCCTAACACCACCCTTTAATTCCTCTACTTCACTCCCTCTATTCTCAATCTCCTTCTCAAAATCAACCATCTTCTTACCACTTACACTCTGAATATCAACACACAATCTTATAACTCCATCTAATAACTCACCTACTTTCCGTATTCCTTCCTGATCTACACCTCTTGTTGTTAATGAAGCCGTTCCTAATCTTATTCCACCAGGAACCAACGCACTTTTATCACCAAATACAGAATTCTTATTTATTGTAATCCCTACTATCTCACACAATCTTTCAACTTTAGATCCTGAAATACCCTTATCTCTAAGATCAACTAATATAAGATGATTATCTGTTCCACCAGATGAAAGTTTATATCCTAAATCCTTCAAATATTCCGCAAGAGTATCTGCATTTACAATAACATTACGAATATATTTCTTAAATTCAGGTGTTGAAACCTCTAATAATTGTGTCGCAACTCCTGCAATCTGATGTTGATGAGGACCACCTTGTAATCCCGGAAATACAGAATTATTCACACGATTTATTAAATCACCTCTAGCAAATATAAGTGCTGATCTCGGACCCCGTAATGTTTTATGTGTGGTTGTTGTTACAATATCACAATAAGGAAATGGAGATTTAAGAAATCCCGTCGCAACTAGACCACTAATATGTGCAATATCCGCCATTAAATATGCACCTGTTTGATCTGCTATTTTTCGGAATCTTTCATAATCAAAATCTCTTGGATAAGCACTTGCTCCACATATAATCAATTTCGGTTTATATAATAAAGCCATCTTCTCCAATTCATCATAATCTATATATCCATTCTCTCCAATCTTATATGGAAGTGATTCATAATATATAGATGAAACTGATACACGTCTCTTCGCAGTGTAAAAACCATGTGTAAGATGACCACCAGATGCAAGATCTAATCCCATAATACGATCATGTGGTTGTAAAAGAGCATTATATACCGCTAAATTCGCAACAGATCCTGAATAAGCCTGAACATTTACACCCCATTTTTCAGGATCTAATCCGAATGCGGTAAGTGCCCTTTGAATACAAAGATTTTCAATTTTATCAATGTATTCATTTCCACCATAATATCTTTTTCCTGGTAATCCTTCAGAATATTTATTTGTAAGACAAGAACCAAGACATTCCATAACTTGTGGTGAAGTGAGATTTTCTGATGCAATAAGTTCAATGCAATTTTCCTGTCTATTTTTTTCAAGTTGGATATAATTGTATAGAGTAGGATCTTTTTTCTGAAGAATATTCATTTTAATAAATCTATAATATAGATTATTTCTAAATAATCTATTTTTTAATTTTCCGAATTTTCCTACTAATAAATGATCTCTTGCAATTCAAACATCCACCAACAGATCCACCGTCATTTGTAACAGGATATGTATTTTTACTACCACATCTTGGACATATACTATAATCGTATTTTATAGTAAATTGTTGATTAGCATAATGATCTATAAGATCAGAAAATTCATTTTTATAATTCATTATTTTATATAATAAATTATATAATTAAATTCCAATATTTAAAGATTCTTGGGTACATCTTTCTTCAAAAATTTATTGTTCATCTTCATCATTTTCTTCAAGGACATGAAAATGTGCAATATGGTCTTCATCATCAGATTCACCACAACATGGATATAAAACAGGGAAATTAGAATTACAATTATTTAAAATAATTGAAAGATCCTCTAAATAATTATATAATATATTATTGTATAATTTACTTAAAACAAATTCTTCATCTTCTCCAACAGCAACTGGATTTACAAAATTTAAATTCTTAATCAAATTCTCACGAAGAAGATCAATCATAAAATCAATTCTATCATCCTCATCCTCTGAATAAAGATCCTGAACATCCTCCTCATATTTACCATCTTCAAGTAGTTCAATAAAATAATTAGATGCGAATTCCGCTGTCATTTTTTTCAACATATTTAATTTTTGTTCTTGTGTGTTATTTTCAGGATAATAACCATATTCTAGAATTTGTTCAAGAATATATTTTTCAAGTGCGATTTTACCAACATCCGTTAATGGAAGTCTTTTTTCGTATTCTTGTTGTTGAGACATTTTATTATAATTATTGAATAATATTAAATATTTGAATAATAAAAATTCATTTTTAAATTTTTATTTTCATTATTATTATTATAAAGATGTCTTCATTAACTCTTAAAAGATTACTCCTATTCATGCTTCTTTGTATTCCAACCCGTCTCTTGATCTCCTACATATTATACCATCTTCCACAAAGATATCATAAACTCGCATCCATATTACTTGCTTTACCTGCTATTGGATTTATCACTATTTTTTTAACTGGATCTCGTAAAACCGGACTTGAAACAGGTGGTGCGCTTATTTGGTGGAACCAACTCCGACCTATACATGCTCTATTATATGGTCTTGCTTCATATTTTGCTTTCAGAGGAATGGTTAAGAGATCATCACTGATGATTTTGGTGGATACATTTATTGGATTATTATCCTTTTTAGTGAATCATTATTATTCTAATGTATAAAATAATGCATTAGAATAATGATAGTACGATTTTATGAGTTTCCATTATTATTTATAAAAAATGATTTATTTAATTGTTTAGTTTGGATATTAAACAAATAAACAATGAATAACAAAAACTTAACTCAACAAGAAGAACTAAATGTAAAAGTAGTAGTAGAAGCATATCCTTCTATTAGAGATCAAAACTATGAATTTTTAGCTGTATTTATCTCATTTGTAATCAATTTTACAATGCTTTATTACCTTTTTGATTACTTAAAAACCATATTTTATGGATATGAAATTGTAATCGGAATTATGGTTGTTTCATTTATTACAATGTTTATTTTGTTGAATAAATTATTGAGATATCTCAATATTTTTTATAAATCCAGATCATCACAAAAATTCTTCAAGAATAAATAACACCTTGTTTTCTTGCATTTTTCCAATATATTTTTACTAATTTTATCCAAACTACATCCTTTTCCACTCATATATTGAATATTTAGTTGAATAATTTTCTTTATAATGATATCTGATGATATTGAGAATAATCTTTTTTCAAGTAATAATTTTCCCAATTGATCAACAACATTATCCCTATTGAAATTCGGTCTTCTTGGATTCTTACTTGTTGAAATATTTTTAGGAAATAACTTACAAAGATCCTTTACAACATCATTACAAACATTCTTTATATGTTCAATACCATTTGTATCCTCTTCTAAATATAATTCGGGAACTGGATTCGCCATATTTAATTTAACAAATTTTTCTTTTATCATCTCATAATCTGCTTTGATCATAAGATGAACAAGTACATCATATTCTTTTTCAATATCATTTAGTGCAAGTCTTCTATGATTACCATCATAACATACATATGTTATATTGGATTCTTCATTACATTCTGCGATATAAATAATTCCATCAACAATTCCGCATTCTAAGATATCTTTTTTGATCTCTTTAACTCTTTGTAAATCAGGTTTTCTATTATATTTCCACATTTGAACACACTTTTTAAGAAATGAACTATTTACAAGATATAGTGATTCTGATGAAGAATATTTATATAATAAATTGTTAAACATTTTATTATATTTATTTAATTATCTTTATAATTAAATTTCTATATATATTATATATGATCATATCTTACAAGCTCAAAAATATTTGGTGGCAACTTGCTACACTTTGTTTTTTCATTGTACTTTGGGCTCCTCCTGCTAAAATTCATTATCTTTTAATCGCGGCATATACATTTCTTATGCTTTTTGAGTATAAGATGATTGGATCTCTTTCAATTGATATGATTATTTGGTATGCTATCATTATTGCGATTAATGCATATTGGATTTATCAAGATATCACAGGTCAATATGTACATGAAGAATGTACTCAAAGTCATTCTAAGAAAAGAAAACATTAAGCACAACATAACTTTCTTTTACACCAAGACCAAAAGCTTTCATATTTGGGACGATTCGCGATTCTTTGTAATTTCTGAACAAAGAAAAAATCCCATTTATCAGTATTAGAGAGATTATAAGAGGGGTTTTCAAGAAAGAGATCTGTTGTATCTCTTTTATTTCTTTTTCTTGCACGTAAGTATAAATCTTTTCTTTCGGATCTTTCAGATGACATTATTATAATAT